ACCGCGCATTGGACAGCATCCGCTGTTGATGGCACATATACCGCTGGTACTTACGGCACTTGCAGCTTTGCGGCTGCTACGCCATCCATTCCATACGCCAGCGTGACTCAGCAGGAAGTGCTGGACTGGTGCTGGGCTAACGGCGTGGACAAAGACGCTATTGAAGCCAACCTTGCCGCACAAATTGCACTGTTAAAAAACCCTGTACAAAAATCTGAACTTCCTTGGAGCGTGTAAATGGAATATCAAGCAATGTTCAATTTTGTCGGTGGCGCACTTCTTGTCGCTATTGGCTGGTGGTGCAAAGAAATTTGGGATTCAGTCAAAACTTTAAAAGCAGATATCAAAGCTATTGAGATTGACCTGCCAAAACATTACGTCAGCAAAGCGGACATTGAGAGTCGTTTTGACAAAATCGATGCAACCCTAGAGCGTCTGTTTGATCGGCTAGATTCAAAAGCTGACAAGTGATTGACCAAATTGTTTCTGCTGAAAGCCCGTGGCCCAATACTGAAACTAAGGTGGTGCTGATCTGCCGCCTTCCTAAGAAGGATGAAAAGCTGAGTGCTAATGAGTTTGTGGATAAAGACGGACGTATATGCCGCTGGACGGTAGTAAACAAGAAATAGGAGTTGTTCTAATGATTGACCCATTCACGGCTTTTGCTATGGCTCAGGCTGCGGTAGCAGGAATAAAAAAGCAGTAGCCCTTGGTAAGGACATCCACAGCTTATATAAGGAATTTAGCGGTTTTTATCAAGCGGCAGATACCGTCCACTTAGCTAGTAGCAAAGCACGGATTGCTAGTATAGGTAAGACAGATGCACAGATTAGCGCACAAGCTCTTCAGATTGCACTAGCATCCAAAGCGTTGCGAGAGCATGAAAAAGAATTGAAGGACATACTCTTCTATAGCGGGAATGCTCCGGTCTGGGAAGAGATGATGGCAGAGCGGACTAGGTTAGTTAAAGAACGAAATATGCTGGAGAGAGAAGAAGAAGAACGCAGACAGAAGGATAAAGAAGCGAAGGTTGCTATTATTATGAACACCCTTTGGCTAACAGGTGCAAGCGCTATTGTTGTTCCCCTAGTGGGAGCGTTATTTCACATCATCACAAATAGGGGTTTTTAATGGACTGGCTTAAATCTGTAGCACCAACTCTTGCCACCGCACTAGGTGGCCCTCTCGCTGGCATGGCTGTCAGCGCTGTAGCTAAAGCTATTGGCTGCGAACCCGATGATGTACAAGGCATCATCAGCAGCAACAAGCTTACAGCAGAGCAGGTAGCTTCCATTCAATTGGCTGAGCTAGAGATTAAAAAACAAGCACAGTCTATGAACCTAGACTTTACAAAGCTGGTAGCTGAGGATAAGAAGTCTGCTAGAGATATGCAGATTGCAACAAAGTCATGGATTCCTCCTGTGCTGGCTATGAGTGTAACGGCTGGTTTCTTTGGCATCTTGGCTGGATTGATGTATGGACAAATCCAACATGCCCCACAAATTGATATAATGCTGGGTGCTTTAGGCACTGCTTGGACAGGTATAATCTCCTTCTACTTTGGATCCTCTGCCAGCAGCCAAGCTAAGAATGAGTTGATTTACAACTCTAGACCATCAGAGAAAAGTTAACAGCATATGAAGCTCAACTACGATAAAGCGTTTGAATTGGTTTTAAAATCAGAGGGTGGCTATGTCAACGATCCCGACGATCACGGTGGAGAAACCAACTTAGGAGTTACTAAGGCAGCTTGGATGTCTTATCTAGGTGTGAAAGAACTACCTGTCAATGCTATGCGTGAGTTGACAAAAGAGAAGGTTAAGCCTTTCTACAAGAAGATGTATTGGGACAAAGTATGTGGAGACGATCTGCCATCAGGCATTGACTACCTAGCCTTTGATTTTGCTGTCAATGCCGGTACAGGACAGGCGGCTAAGTTTGTTCAGCGGGCCGTTGGTGCTGTGGCTGATGGTGCTATTGGCCCAGCCACAATGGAGAAGGTAATTAAGACAGCCTCAGCGGATCTGCTTACTAGCTTCAGCACACAGAAAGAGAACTTCTACAAAGACATTGTAGCTAGAAAACCCACCCAAGCTAAGTTCCTTAAGGGATGGCTTACTAGAACAGCCGCTGTTGAGAAAGCTGCTAGAACAATGCTTGTTTAATTATGCAAGAGGTTCCTAATAAAGTTAACATCTTCGGCAGAGAATATACTATAACTGCCAAAGAACTTTTGGATGGATCCACAGACAGAGAAGAAACATTGGGTCAATGTATAAACGACAAGCTGTGCATAGAGATTAAAAAGGGACAGCACTCTTTGTTGGAAGCAGACACTTTGCTACATGAAATAATTCATGCTATAGATGAGATTATGCAAACAAGGATGACAGAAAGACAAGTGTGCTGTGTAGCCACTGGTCTTATAGGAGTATTGAAAACTAACCCAGAGTTTAATGAGTATTTATATAGGATGACTAGATAATGAAAGAAACTTTCACAGAACAGCAGAGAGAAATTGTAGCCCGTAAGATGGGCTATGATGGCCCTATGCAGATGTTTGATGAATATCTAGCATCCACTCCATCTGATGCCACTAAGTATGCTGCCATCACTTCTAAGTATGCGCTTAAGATGGCTGAGGGTGGCTTAGCTCAGATTGATAATAGCACAACAACCACAGAAGTTACGGATGGAAGTGATGCCGTTCCTGTTGCACCAGCGCCTACCATCGTCATCCCCGCTACAACAACACCCACTGAAGGAATGCAAGCTGTGCCAACCACAGCGGCTCCTGCTGTTAGCACTGTAGCAACTTCAATTGCCCCAGCAGAAGTAAAAACTGTAGCTGCTCCAACCGCTGTACAGACAACGGGAATTACTCCCACCACTTCACAGGCCGCTGTTCAAGCGGAGCTAGATAAGACAAAGGCTGTTCAAGGGGCGGTGTCGGAACAAGGACAGGCCACTGCTGCCGTAATGGAACCAACAGCAACTGCTGTTAAGAATCTGCAAGCAGCACAAGGCACTGCCGCTCAAACTGTAGCACCAGCAGAAAGAGCAATACAGGCTGGAGAAATGGTTAGTGGCACTGCTGTAGATCAAGCTAGGGTGAGTGAAGCACTGGCACAGAACGTAGCAGCACAAGGCACTGTCACTGAAGACATGACCACCACTGGTCAGCTTAATAAGTTGATGACATCGTTTGACGCTGGCGCTCCTCCTCCGTGGGCAGCAGCTTCTATCCGCTCTGTTACGGCTCAGCTAGCAGCTAGAGGACTAGGAGCATCTAGCTTGGCTGGACAGGCCATCATTCAAGCCACTCTTGAATCGGCAGTTCCTATCGCCAATGCTGATGCTAAGATTTATGCAGACATGGGCTTAGTTAACTTGTCCAATAGACAAGCCATAGCTATTGAAACAGCTAAGCAAAGAGCAGCTTTCCTTGGGCAGGAGTTTGATCAAGGCTTCCAAACAAAGGTGCTGAATGCAGCTAAGATTGCTGATGTTGCTAATAAGAATTTCGATGCTAGTGTAACCATTGCACTAGAGAATTCCAGACTTGCTAACAGTATGAGCATTTCTAATCTATCGGCAAAGAATGCTTTGGTGTTAGCTGAGGCTGCTCAACTTTCTTCGTTGGAGACAGCTAATCTAAACAACCGTCAACAAGTTGCTGTGGATAATGCTAAAGCTTTCTTGGCTATGGATCTGAAGAACACAGACATTGCCAGCCAAACTAATTTGATTAAGGCTCAGACAATTGCTAATACCATTGTCAGTGATACAGCAGCAGAGAACGCAGCTAAGGCTACCAATGCCGCCAATGAATTAGAAGCCAACAAAATTAATGCAACCCTTGCTCTCACTGCATCACAGTATAACTCGTCAGAGCAGAACAGAGTATTAATTGCTAACAACAACGCCATTAATGAGATTGCTAAATTCAACTCCAGTGAAACCAACAAGCGAGAAGAGTTTAATGCTACAATGTCAAACCAAATTAACATTGCTAATGCTAAACTCTTGGCTGATATCTCCACTGCTAATACAAGAGAAGTGAATGCAGCTAATGCTGTGAATGCAAAGAATGCTACAGATCAATCCTCTTCTGTTTATGCTCAGCAGATGCAGACATACAGGGATTTGTTAGAGCTTTCCTATAAAGCTGGAGAGAATGACAAAGATAGACTGACTCAAATAGCAACAGCTACCATCACTGCTAATGCTAGTAAAACAGCAGCAGAAATTAAAGCTAATAGCGAGAGTGCTTCTGCTTGGGGAAAACTTGCTTTTGATATTTACAAGGCGTGGTAAATTATGCAACAGATTAAAAACTATTTCAAGAAGATTGAAGCTGTCTTGGAGAAGAGAAAGCTCACTCCTAAGAAGAAGTCTTCCAAGTCTAAGGGACTGCTGGCTGCTCCTCCCTCTGTAGAGAAGGCAGAGAAAGAAGACCCAACAATTAAGATGGTGGCAGACTACATCGAAGGCATCAGAGAAACAAGACAGGAGATCTTAGATGGCAACAAATGAACTAACTGCTGGACAGGTGTTGCAGCCTATCCCTGCTGGAATCTCTTGGACTGCACCGGAGAAAAGCAGAGCATGGCAGAATCCTCCTAAGTTTACAAAGCTTTCTGATGTAGCTAATAACTACATTACTATGTTGTCTTCTAAGCAGATGGCTAATACTGTGTTGGATGCCATAGACACTAAGGCTCCTCTAGCTTCTTTAGCTGAAGTTATCATGCTCAGTGGTGTGCAGAAGGGCGCTCATACTTTGGATACTGGTGTACTTGTTATGCCCATCATCGTTGAGATGTTAAAGACAGTGGCTATGTTACACGATGTTAAAACAGTTACATATTCTGAGGAATATGATGATATGCGTGCTATACCTACTAGAGCAGTTAAGATGGCTTTGGCTAGTAGTATGGAAATGCCAACAGAAGAGATGTCTTTACCTGCCGAAGAACCGAAGGCGGGATTGATGCAGCGTAAAACTAAAGTGGGGATTTAACATGTTTGATTGGACATCTTTTGGTACTGGTTTTGCTAAAGCTGCCAGCGAAAACTTTGCTAAAGAAGAAGAAGATGCAAGAGCGCTGGGTGCTGCTAATGTTAAATCTATGTATGAGAACTACGCCTCTGTTGTAAAAGAAAACAGAACGCTTTCTAACGACATTAAAGAGAAGATTAATATTGTTAAAGGCTTTGCCCCTGATGCTACAGATGATCAGTTGGTTGCTCTTGCCCAAGACAGAGGAATCTTGGACATGCTGTCTACTAGACTAAAAGAGAAAGACTTTGATCCTACTGGCTTTAACATCAATAACTTTGTTAAAGTGGCAAACCCTTCCAATTCTCCATTAGCGGCTGAGGATCGTATCAATCAGTTGTTCACTATTCCCTCTGCTGTTAATAATGCTTCTGCCGCCTTCAAGTCCCTTACTCCTGAAGGTGAAGTTAAAGAAAGCCCCGGCTTCCTCTCCTACTTCGACCCTGTTGGCTTAGCTAAAAGAGGCGGTGAAAAAGAGGCCAGAGTCAGCGCCGAGAAAACTGCTGCTGCTCTGGGTGTGCCTTTGGAGAAACTCCAAGGAGCAATGGGATATAGAAGAGATATCAAACCGTCTGGTGCTGAGTATGATTTGGTTGCGCTAAAACCCGGCAAGACACTAGATCAAAGCATAGACGATGCTGCTGTTAAGCTGGCTGCTGCCCAGAAGAAGGGTGATGCTAAAGATATCGAACTGGCTAAGGCTAATGTAGATAATCTAACTTCCGTTAAACAGTCGCTGAGCGATCCACAGCAGAAGTGGCTGAACAAGGTTGCCTCGCTTAAAGACAAGCAGCTTAACGGCACTGATAAAGAAAAGGCTGATGCCACACAGCAACTAGATGCCATCTATGCAGAAGAGAAGAGAGCTACTTTAGCTAAACAAATGCCGAAAGAGCAAAGAGACAATCTGATTGCTCAAAAAGAAATTGATGCTAACAGCAATGATCCCAAGAAAGCAAAAGAAGCATTAGATTGGTTGCTCAATGAGGCAGGTGTTCAGGCTAAGGTTGCTGAGGCTAAGCAGACAACTTCACAGCAACGTGAAAACTATCTTGCCGACCTTGATTTGAAAGCTAAAGGCCAGCGCGGTACAGAGGCAGAACAAGTAGCGGCCCAAGCAAAGCTAGTTGAGATGAAGAAGCTTGATAAGCTTGTTGCAGAAGCTGGTCAAACTGATGTCCAAGCCAGAGAGAATAGACTTGCTGCTTTGAAGACTAAGGCAGACGCTGGTGATGTTGCTGCCAAGAATGAGTTGTTGCAGGTAGCAGCAATTGATAAAGCTATTTCAGAAGCTAAACAAACTGACGCTGAGAAGCTGACCAACATGAAGGCTCAGTTGATCTCTGCGTCTGCTGCTGGTGACAAAGACGCTGAGCTTAAGCTCCAAGCATTGTTTGCTGTGGAAGGTGCAGAGGCCCGCGCTAAAGAAGGTGCTGCTGCACAGCGTACTAACCGCATTGCAGAATTGAAGACAAAACTGGCGGCTGGTGATACCTCTGTTAAAGCAGAACTTGATAGCGCCATTGCTATAGACGCTGCTGCTAAGAAACAAGAACAAGAGGCTCTACAGAGTGATGTAGCTAAGCGCAACGACAGACTTGCTGCCTTGCAGACCACCATCACCACTTCCACAAATCCAGCAGAAGTTAAAGCAGCTAGGACACAGATGGCTAAGGAACTGAAGCTCATTGCTGATGAGGCTAGAGCCAGACAAGTTCCTACAGCCGCTTCAGATAAAGTGCCAGCCTTGGGTGCTTTGAATAGCTTTGTTGCTGTCGCTGTTACTCAGGCAGTGCAGAATAAGCACGGCAATTTGAAGAACGATATGGCTATTGTGAGCAGACCTAATGGTGATGGAACATTCTATCAAGACTACGATTATGTTGGTGATGATCCTGTATTGAGGAAACAGATTGCTGACACCAAAGCTGCGGCAGCTAGGAAAGCGCTATCTGTATATACAGACAACAACGGTAAGCCATTAGATAGAAATGTCCAAGCTGTTATGAATGTTTGGGTTGGATCTGCTGCGGCTCCAGCAGGGACAGAAACAGAAACAGGAACAGGTAAAGGAAAAGGGCTAGGCTCTAGAGCAGCTTCTAACACCACCACTACAGGATCTGGAGACAACACAGTGGTCACTGTTACAGACCCCACAGGAACTCCTCGTGTATTCAAAGGTAAAGACGCAGCTAGTAAAGCAGCAGGATTCAAGGCAGCAGCAGGAATTAACTAATGGACTATGAAGCACTGGCTAAGAAGTACGGTGGGGAAACGGTTGCTCCTCAGGTTTCACCCGGAAGACAGCAGCGTACCCCTACTTTGTATGACGTTGACTATTCCAAAGTGGCTAAAGAGTTTGGAGGAACCACTATTTCTGATTCAGGAGATCTTCCTGAAGCTCCCATGCTTCTGCCGCCTATCCTTGTAGAATCAAGTAGTGCTGCTGCTCCTGTAGCTGATAAGTCCAGAGTATCGGCAGCGTTCAGTTATAAATCTAAGCTTGCTGAGAAGTTTGCTCCTAGAGCAGAGGCTATGCAAGAGAAAGTGGCACAGGCAAAACTGACAGAAGAGAGCAAGATTCCTGTTGCTAAACTATCCAGTGACCCTGAAAACTACAAAACAATTCTTGACTTCAGTAAAGCTAGATACAACCGTGTACCAGCTAAGGGAGAAACCAAAGAAGAGTTTGTATCTAAATTCCTCACTGATATGAGGAACGATGACTTCAACACACTGGATCTAGTTTCAACTCTTAACTACATGCGTAACGCTAAGCCAGAGGATGCTGCTAAGACAGCACTGGCTAAGGCGTTGTATGAGAAGACAGCCTCTCCCTTTGATGTTAGAGGTGGTGGACAGAAAGGCTTTAGTCCCTACTACGATGTACTGAAGGCACTGGCGACAGATCCTGTTAATTACTTCGGTGGTGTTACTGGATTCTTTGGTAAGCAAGCAATTAAAGCTGGTATACGCCAACAGACTGCCGCTGCTCTTGGTCAACAGGCAGCAAAGACAGGAGTAGCTAAAGCCCTCACTGCTACACCAACTAAGGTGGTAGCTACAGCTACTGGTGGAGAGGCTGTTATTGGTGTTGCACAAAGCGCTGCTCAGCAGAGACTGGGCCAAGAAACACAGAAAGCTTTAGGCCAAGAAGTAGATGACTTGTCTGCTTCTCAAATGGCTGTAGCTGCCATCTTCTCTGCATCTTTTGGTTATGTCGGAGCCAAAGGAACAATGACAACCTTTGGTAAGTCTGGTGCAGATGATCTAAACAACTTGATGGATAAGGCTAAAAAAGAGGCTGCTGTTACCAATCCCAATGCTCCTACCACCCCAGTGGAAAGACAGCTTGCAGATCCTGTGGCTGCTCAGATGAATCTGGAAGCTGAAGAGTTTATGAAGAGAGAAGGTAAAAGAATACTGGATGAAGTGTCTCCAGCTACTCCTTTGCTGGATGCAAAGATTGCTAACGACATGTCAGCTAGGGCTGTTCGTGTTGCCCGTCACATCATTGAGAATGACCCATCATTTCAGCTTGGGCCAAATGAGAAGATAAGCACAGCCATTTCCAGTGTGTTCTCTAAACTAGACTCCGGTGAAATCAATGATGCTGTGCTGGAGCAAGCCATCAATGCAGCAGGACTTACTCCAAGAGAGTTTGCTCAAGCTAATAAGCTTACAGTGACAGAAGCTGCTTCTATTATGCAGCAATACTCTGTCGCTTCTAGGGCCATGAACAAACTCAAGGAAATTGATCCTGAGTTTAAGAAGATGGCTGATGAATTGTTTGGTAAGCCTGATGACTACACATCAGCAATTGGCTGGGTTGGTAAAGGAATCAGCAGGGTAGAAAGAGAAAGTAAAGCTTTTGTTGTCAGTGGCATTGGAACCACGGTACGAAATGTATTGGGTACTATGCCAGTGCTAACCTACACATCTGCTGCTTCTGTCATTGAAGGTACTCTTTATACAGCGGGTAAGGTGCTATCTGATGGTGCTTCAGGGCAGCGTCTGCAAACCCTCAAGCGTGGAATGGCTGACACAATGAAGGATGCGTTCTCTGTCTACGGCTACCTAGCTAAGACAGACTTGTCTGATGAAGTTACCTACTCTTTGCTAGAACACAACCCATCTATTAGAAACAACATCTTAAGCGCCACTCAAGAAGGAAGCAATAAAGAACTATCTCAAGCAGCGCAGCTATTCAACAGCCTGAATGCTACGCAAGATGCGTGGTTTAGAAAAGCTATTTTCAATGCTGCCGTAGAGAAGAATGCAAGAAGAGCAGGACTAGATCCATTCCTCATCATGGCAGAAGGTAAGTCTGTTCCTGCTTCTATTCTTCAGAAGTCTGCTGATGATGCTCTTAAATCTACATTCTCTTATCAACCTAAGGTGCAGCCTAAAGGACTAGGTTCACTGGAAGCCGGTGCTGAAACTACTGCTAATTATTTCATCAAGGCTGCTGAGCTTCCGGGTGGTAGCTTGTTTGCTACATTCCCCCGCTTCATGAGCAACGCAATTGCATTCCAATATAGATACAGTGTACTAGGCGCTGCCAGTGGTGCAGAAGACATGCTGCGTGGTGGTGCTATGGAAGCGGCAGGAGATGCTGCTGGTGCTGGCCTGAAGCGTCAGGGGCAGGAGAACCTAGCTAAGGGCGTTGTTGGTACTGCTGCACTGGCAGCGGCCTATGACTATCGCATGAACAATCAAGACAGCAATTGGGCAGAGATAAAGAAGGAAGATGGATCCTCTGTAGACATGAGATCTATTTTCCCTATTGGCCCACTGTTGGCTGTAGCTGATGTCATAGCTAAGGTGAAGCTTGGTGAGAAGCCCGACACTGCCGGTGCTTTAGAAGCTGTGGTGGGAATGAAGATGCCAGCGGGTACACAGAGCCAATTCCTAGACCAGTTGTTTGCTGCTTTCTCTTCTGAGAAAGATGCAGATAAGATGGAAGTTGCTGTTGGTAAAGTGCTAGGTGACTTCACTGCCCGCTTTGCTGCTCCCTTTGTGTTTAAGAGTGGATATGAATTCCTAGACTTGTTTAGAGAACAAGGAACTATCCAGCGGGATCCCAATGTTATAACTGCTGATACCACTACCGGAAGAATCGCTGAGGCTGCTGTTAATAGAGTGCAGGGTAAACTGCCAATCCTGAAAGAAGACCTACCTGAAGCTGTGCCTCGCCTTAGAGAAGGGCCAATTGTTAAGGAAGGTGAATTCTTTAATAGCTTGGTTGGTATCAGAGAGATACCGAAGAAGACACCAGCAGAGGAAGAGATTACTAAAGTTAATGCTGATCCATTCAGAGTATATGGTGGTAGCAGTGGCAATAAGACTTATGACAGAGCATTCATTGAGCAAGTTAATCCTCGCGCCATTGCTTATATCGAGAAGCTGATTGAGAAGGACACATATCAGAAGCTGTCCTTAGCAGAGAAAAGAGAGAAGATACAGGCAGTGCTGTCTAGAGCAACAGAAGTTGCTACACTACAGACACGGGCTAGCTTTATGGAAACTCCTGAAGGTAGGACAATGCTGAACAAGATGGAGTTTGACAAGCTCACTGCTGATGATCGTAAGATTATTAATGAGCGCTATGCTAAGGAACACAATGGTATTACTTTGGAAGAGGCTAACGCCTACGATAAGGTGAAGGCTTACAAAGCTAAGTTAGCTAATGTGAAGAATTAATTGGGGATATCTTTTGGCATTATTTAGTAAATTAGCTGCTCCTCTTATTGAGGAAGTTGGCACAGATGTGCTTAAAAAAGAGGCAGGTGTTGTAGCTTCTAAAGTTGTTAAGCCATCTCCTCTTATATCTAAAACAGCTACATCTGTTTCTAAGAAACAACTGGAGATGGAGGCTGCTTCTGCTGTTGATGATGTCTTGGGCATCGCCCCTAAACCAAAGGTAGTGGAGCAGACAGCTATAGTGCTGGCTAAGAAGAAGCCCGCTGCTGTCATTCCCGACATCCCCCTTTCATCCACTAAGCGCCCCGTCTTTCAGCCTACATCTACTTCTAAGGTGGTAAAAGACGAAGGGCTATATTTAGGTGAGGTGGAAAGAGAAGGACGCTTTGTAGATAATGCAGAGCCTGTGCTTGCTAAGCAGGAAGCTGCACCAGCACCAGAAGCCGCTGTAACTCCTACACCACCAGCAGAAGAAGTTCCTGTGTGGAAACAGCAATACGATCTGTATAAGAAGTACGAAGCAGAAGGAGAAGATGTTGGAGACTTCGATCCCGATGCACCTTTCTCTTGGAACAATCCTGAGAAACAAGAAGTAAGACCGGCAAAGCTACCAGAAGCACCAGCTATTCCTGAATCTAAAGTGGTTCAAGGTAACTTAGATAATACTAGCTTTGCACGAAATGGGCCTACCTCTAGAAAGCAAGTGCTGTCCACCATCAGGGAAATAAGAACAGATGCTTTTGATAGCCTTATCAATCTTCCTAAAGTAAAAGAATTACCAGATGCTGAAGATGTAATGGCAGTGGTGCAGGGAGACTTCCGATTAAATCAAGGCAGAGAGATTAATCTTTCTAGCCCTAAGGATATAGCCGTTGTTGAAGATATGGCTGCTTCAGCGCAGAAGAGATTAGACGCTTTGCGTGTGGAATACAAGGATACGCCACCTATTAAACTCTATCATGGTAAGGATGCCACATGGAATGAAGCACCTACCAATAGATTTATAACAGGCTTTGAAGACCCACAAAAGTTTAGTAAATACCACAGTGAGTTGGAAGTGGGCGGCACATCTTTCACCAGAGATCTTAACCTCAATTTTGAGACATCCTCTTTTGGTGGTACAAATCCCAACAAGTTCTTGTACACCGAAATGCCGTATGCTGATTACATGTTTAAGAGAATTAACATGACACCGACAGCATACGAAGATAAGAATTTGAATGTCATTGCTCAGTCAATCAATGGATCTGACAGAGTAATTAGACCCGTTAGCATACCTAGGTCTGCCAGCTTCAAAGAAACAGAAGACATGATTACGGAGACAGACAAGCTTCGTCCTGAAGGAAAAGGAACAGGCAGTCAGCTAGAAGTTAAATCAGGGAAGACTGAAGTGGCTGATAAGTCTGCTGGATTCTTGGAGAGAAGAAAACAAGAAGATAAGATTAAAGAGAACATCATCTCTTTATCCGGTGACTTAAACACAGAGAGAGGTGTTGTTGCTGCTAATAAGATTTACACTGAGCTAAGAAATCTTCTCAACAATTATCTAGAGAAAGCTAGCCTGACATCCACTAGGGCAGGGATGGGCCAGCGATATCACCAAGAACTTACTAACTTAGGTGTTATCAGAGGAGAGAAAGATGTTGTGTCTACAGACTCAATGCTTAAAACAGTAAGCACTATCTTGGAAAAGCAAGGGTCTAAAGAGAAAGCATCCCTACTCAGATCTTTGAGAACTGAGTTGAGAGTGCTTGAACAGGGCTACAGAGCAGACTCACAAAAACAAGTGCAGTCTGTCAACAAAGTTAGAGAGCTAACCCAGAAGTTTGCTAAGGGTGGGTTAGCTTCTAAGAAGAGTTAGTCTTGCTTGAAGTAAAGATATATAAAGCCGATAATCAGTCCCACGATCAAGAGAACTAGTGGGGCTAGCGTCGGTGCTAACACCAGCCACCAAGACCAATCAATAACATTGAAGAGCTTGGCTGCTACGAATACCAAAGTAAGCAGATGAAAAAAGTTAAGATTAATAGTCATGTTATTTCCTTGAGTTGATGGTTTGCCCTATTGGAATTGAACCAATGACCTACAGCTTAGAAGGCTGTTGCTCTATCCAACTGAGCTAAGGACAAATGTAAATGGTTCCGGTTGACGGGCTTGAACCGCCGACCTACCGCTTACAAGGCGGTTGCTCTACCACTGAGCTAAACCGGAAGGTCTTACTTGCCCTGCTTCAGTGCGTAGATGTTTTCAAAATAGCCCCTATCGAAGCCACGCTGCCACTCCTTACCCTGCACTGTGTCAGGATCGTACTGGTTGGCAAGCCAGCCCTTGTAAAAGGCCATCCTTCCTTGATCGAATTGGATCCGCAAAGGGGCAGTTCTTTCAAATTTGATAGTCATGGTTTCTCCTTTAGTTGACTTATCTTGATGTTGTAGCAATCGCTCTTCACAGTGTAGCCGTTGGCTGGATCCACTGTACCTTTCTGCATGAAGACTGCATCCTTCATGTACTGGTCTTTATTATACACACCTAAATACCAGCCCACAGAGAAGTCATTCTTCACACGAACAAAGGCATAGTAGTCGCAGTCTTGCTTAGTGTTCAGAGCGGCAATAGAACAGTCGTAGGTAGGCAGCGGGACATAGCCCGTCTGCTTAGTCTTCACATCTATTCTAATGCCATCAGGTAACACAAGATCATAGTCATAGGTGTTGAATAGCTCACCACCTAAGACCTGCTGAGCAATAGCCTCACCAATGAAACCGGCAATATTGCCAGCCCCTCTGATGATGCTATTGCGTAACTGTCCCATCTCAGCAGCCTTGTCTCTGGCCTCGACCAGCATGGCTGGAGATATGACTACCTCTATCATCTGATTGGGCAAGCGCCAGTAGCACACTCGTCATCAAGGCCAATGGTGGCTTCAGCAACTTGTGTGATGAGGCGGGTAGAGGCTATCAAAGCATTGTATTGCTCTTCAGTAATCTCTTCCAGCGGAGCTTGCTTAAAGCCATGCTCACTATGCAGTAGGAAAGACAAGCTCTTGTGCGAGTTCTTGTAGTGCTTCTTCAGATACTTCTTGATCTCAGGTAGCTCTTCCTTCTTGTAGTAGATGGTGCAGCTAACACTGTTGTCACTCCAATTCTCCTGCAACCAGCGGACAGTATCAAGCTGATCCAGTGCATCCACTTCGCTGGCAAGCGTAGCCAATTCCGTATGACGGAACGGGAACGACACCACCACAGTGCTGTGATCAGCAGAGCCATCAAAGTTTTGTTGGTACTCTACGGGATATCCGTGGTCACGGCAAGTCTGCACCAGCGGATGATTCGCACTGATGCGAATACGCCTTATCATATGACGCGCATATGCTGGATGGCAACCCGGAGTAACTCCCGGCAGCAAGGACAGCGTACCACTAGGTTTGATGGTGGTCAACTTGATAGACTTGTTAAACCCATTCTGAGCGCTGTACTGCTCATCGTAGTCACGCAGGTAGGTGTAGACATCACTGAGCCATTCAAGCTGCTCCTTGGCGCTTTCTAGTACGCCTGTGATGCCAATACCCATACGCATGTTCTTGTTGACAACGGTTTGGGTGGACTCAAGATGGCAAGGCAAAGCCAAGCTGTGCTTGTTAATCCGATATAGCAATGTTGCTACATCCAGCAACTCTTCCTTTGAAGTAATGTTTGGCAAGAAGATTTCTGCTAAGCAGCAGGTTTCTTTATCAGCCAAGCTCTGCTCTGCACATGGGTTGTATCCCTGCACATCAGGATCGGGATACTTTGTATCTCCCAAGCGTCCCACCTTGCGAGACAGGCGCAGGTTAATCAGGCCGTAGGGTTCTCCCTTGCCTTCATAGCCATCCCAGAAGAATTCATGTAGGTCTTCAATGTCGTTACAGACAACGCTGTTGTTTGACATTGCTCTCCATGAGGGAATGTTGCCCATGTCCCAGCGCTTAGCCAACAAGAATTCAACATCATCAGGATCGCCAATAGCAATCTGTGCAGAGCGGCGTACATTACCCGCCACCACCACAGCACCAATGATATTCATAATGTCCAAGCAGTCGATAGGACGCAGCTTACGCCCAGCACGGCGGGCTAAAATCTCGCTGATCTTCCCTATCCCCCACACCAAGTCCTCAGGCCCGCTGGCAGTGCCACCAAAGCCCTTGATGGGTGCGCCCTTGCTACGAATAAGCTGTGTGCTGTAGGTGAATGTCTGATTACCGCTGCTGTGGGCTAGGAATGCTGCCTTCAATGTCTTACCAAGCAGGGCAACCCATCCTTCACGGCTGTCAGGAACAATAAACTGAGCGCCAGAACTATCCACTCTAGTGGGAGCTTTGAAATTCTCATTAACAGCAGGTAGCTTGTCCACATTCTTCTTCTGAATGTTGTAGCCAACACCACTACCCAGCATCAACAAGTCCATAGCCCAAGTGAAAGGCTCAACAGGCTTATCCACCACAGTGAAAGCACAATTCTGTAGGCTTGCAAGCCCCAGCTTATCCACTGTATTGGTTCCAAGCTGCCACAAGAAGCGACCAGCAACACTGCCTTTAAGTTCAAGGAAATGTTTAGTGAGTCGTGCTTGTTCTTCTGCTGTGAAGTTACAACCTAGCTGGTCATTGGTTGCATTCACCACACGCTTAATGGTGTCGGTGAATTCTTCTGTTGGGCTATTGATATCAGTCTCGTTAAGGCGGCGTGAATAGGTACGCTTGTATGTGAGGTAGCCAACAGATGACCAAGGGGTTTGAATGTCGTTCATAATTCTCCTGTTTTGAAAGATAAAAAAAGGGAGCCGATGCTCCCATAGGGAAAGCAGTTATACTAGAGTTTACCGCTCATCCCCGCTACCCATAATTTTATTACGGGCTTTTCTGTCAGCTAGTTTTTCTAGATTAGCTGCACAGATTTCCGACAGGCTTAGTCCTGCATCATCTGCTACAGCGCAGACCATCCACATAACATCACCAAGTTCTTTCTTCATCATTTCTTCCATGTTCTTTTCACCTGCTCCATCGCGGATGAGTTTGGCAACAAGGCCCAATACTTCCCCAACTTCTGCTGCCAAATTAAATAAGGCATAGGCTTCGTTTGCACTGTCAAGCCGATATGACATTGCTTCTGTTTGATAAAAATCTAAATCCATCTTATTCCTTATTTTAATTTTCTAGATTGGAAACCCCTGTTATTTTATCGACAAGGGTTTCCATATCAGGGACTAGTCTTACTCAGCCCACTCGTTCCAAACATTGGCAGTGAGATTCCAGAAGTAATCAGAAGCTGCTTCTTTGCCCATGTAAAGGGTAAGCAACTGTGATGCTGCGTGTGCAAGCTCAGCAGTTTCACCTTTCTCATCTTCTTCTTCAAATGCGTAATACTCATAGCAGGTTTTCAATTCTGCAATGACAGCAGCATAGGGATCAGCTTCTTCTTCAGCTTCCTCTTCTTCTTCCTCTTCGTCCCAATCGAACAGCCCTTCTTCTTCTTCTTCTTCGACTGCTTCTTCAACAGCATGTTGTTGGGCAATGTAGTTCTGCAACATGGCAATGAAGCCCATGTTGATCAACTCCACTTTGGAGTCTTCGTCCATCTCAAGTCCGAGAATAGCGCTACCGTCCTCTTGCTCCGAGATATAAGTACAAGTAATGTTCATTTTGATTTCCTTTTCAATTTCTCACTAAGAGTTTTTACCTTATGGCAATCCAGACACAATATCTGAAAGCCTACCACTTCACAGTACATGTTCTCAATGTACTTATCCCAACTAACAAACCCGATAACTGGATCCACTACAGGATGGATATGATCTACCTGTACATCATTAGCTACAAACTCTCCAGTGCATGCAGCGCATCTGTAATGCTGTGCCAACTTACCTGTCTTCTTATTTTCTTTTCTTCCTACCAGAGCATCCCTTAGTGCTGCATACTTAGGAGGCCACCTACGCGAGGCAGACCTCAGGGCTGATGTTACGAAGCTTCGATACCTAGCCTCTGTCCACTCACCACCATTACGGGGTTTGATGGTTTGTTTCTTAGAGGCCATCGGTATCTATAGTCCCATCTTGTCAAGCTTGTTGACAATGAGTTGGGCATACCCAGCAATATCTTGCCAGCTATCTTTGTAATAAGGATCGCCATTAACAATGCGGGCAATCTTATTAGCAATCATGTCCAAGCTTTCACGCATATCATCCTGAGCAGCTTCGTTTATCATGGCTCCGTTAGCTATGATGCGCTTTATCTCTTGGCTGGTGGTGGCTACATTGATGTACTCACCGTAGCGATCTCCTCGCTGCTCCAATATCTCAGCTACAGAAGTCATTGCACCCCTCCTACAGTGGGAGTATTGATATCGAAAGAGCGGAGGTCTTTGTCTAGGTCAGCAAAGCTGTTGTGATTGACATCGTAATCAACATCAATCGCGTTGTGTGCATAGAACTTATTGCAGTGATCCATTATCTCTGTTGCCACTTCTTCGTTGCTTTCCATGAGTGGGACAACAGAGGCCAGCAATACTGCCATGCCAATCATATCGTCCATTGCTTCCTTAGAAATAGTGACAGGGCCAAAGCCACTAATAACAACTTCAAATGTCTGATCCCACTGCCCATCTTCTCCCACATGAGGGCGCAAGATAATCGCAACATCATTGGGCTGTAGATCATTCTTAGGATTCCTTTTCATACTGTGTCCTTCATCGGTGGTTGCCATAGTTCATCCTCATATCTTCTAAGCCAGAGCAGTCTGGCATTCTCTATAACTCTTTCCTCGTTCCCCTCATACTGCTCTAAACAAATGGAATACATTTCCATTTCATCTGTTGCTTCTGATAGGAGTTTGTCAGCAGTGACGGGGCCAACCCCTTTTATGCCTATGATATTATCAGCGGAATCCCCTGTTAATATTTGTTTGTAGAATCTATACATACCCTCTTCAGGAGTTATGTTATATCCTACCTTCTTTACAAAATTATAGTGCCAGCCAGCTATCTGATCTAAATCTTTATCGACAGAAGCAATGACAAAATTACTTTGCAACTTAGTTGCTTCTATTGCTATAGCATCATCAGCTTCTTGACCATCAATAATAACAGCGCCCCAATCATCTACCAAATGTTTTCTCAACAGCGGTAAGTGTTGTGGTTTAGGCGCTGTCCTATTACCTTTATACACAGCAGTGGTTGCTATGTCTAGTCTGAAATTATTCTTACCTGTTAGGTAGAGTTTCCATTCATCGGCATAACAACCACTGTATGTATTATCAACGCCAATCAGTAGGATGTCGGTGAGATAACTGTTAAGAGATCTCTTAGCTGTTTTCCCATCGTCATCCTTACAAGCAAATGCTATGCGATAGGCAATAATGTCAGAGTCAACTAACGCTATCACCTTGCTTTGCATTGTTGTTACTGATCAAGATCTTCTAGGGGAAGTTCCATTTGGGCAGAATCTTCCGCAGCTTGTGCTGCCTGTGCCGCCTGTGCTGCTTCAACTTGAGGGATAGCCTGTCGTTGAATCTCATTGATGTGAGGAGCAGCCGCCTTATAAGGCAGTTCTCCCATACCAGTAAGCATCATATTAACGGTATCGATGTGCAAATTTAGTGTGATAAGCATTCCAGTTTTCCTTTACAAAATATCTTCATCATCAAGAGCAGACTCAGCGCCAAACTCAACAAGACCTGTAATCACAATCTTACCCAAGGACGGGCTGATGCCCTTCTTGTTTTTGTAAGACCACTCATACGCACCAACCAAAGCCTTAGCTTTGCTTCCATTGCCAATGGCTTCTTCAATCAGATCACCGTCTGCATCAAACACCTTGATGGGCGACTGACTCTTGCAAGTGATATACCGACCTTGCTCAGCCTTCTTATCTTCACCAGTTTGAACACTGATACCCATTGCTTCCAAAGCATCGACAGCAGCATCGCTCAGATTGCACAGGTTAAGCTGATACTTACCTGACATATCATTCACTTTGGTATGCTGACACCAGAACACATCAGCTTTAATCTTAACTCGCTTTGATAAATCTGCCATACTATTTCCTTTATGAAAAATAAAAATCCACTTGTATCGTCAGTGGCAAGAACGCCTCTTTCAAGGACTACGCATTTGTAATGTCTAAATAATCAGCAGCTTTTCTAAGTAAAGCTGCATCATCTTTCAACATTCCAATTGCCCTATTACATTGATTACACAGTAACCCCCGAACTTTTCCGGTATCATGATTGTGATCTACAGCAAAACTCCATTTTGCCCTGTCCCCTAATACATTGTTTTCTGTAGCCTCACAAATACCACACTTATTGTTTTGCTTCTTTAACAGAGAGTAATAAATATCCAGATCTATTCCATACCTTGATTTAAGGTTGTTCTTTCTTACACTTAATTTAGAAGAATCTGAATTGTTTTCTTTCCATTTTTTTCTACTTAAGTCATCACAGTCTTTGCACCTGTAGGATTTACCATCACTTTTATTTTTATAGTTATAAAAAGAATCAAATGATTTTCTACAACCACAAACGCAGCAGTCTTTTTCCTGCTCTTCTATGTCCTTCTCAATCTGACTTTTTGTACGCTTTAACTTAGGCATAATTCCTCCTGCCTAAGTTGTATCAGTCAATGACATTTATGTCAATACTATCATTGATTAATGTGTTTGTTGCCAGTTGTTGCCGATCTTTCCTTCGGCAGCAACAGGACATCTGAATTTTAGCACAATACCAGCAGTGGTAGCGGCCTCCTCAATAATCTTCATTGCTTTCTCTGCATCCTCTTTAGCAACTTCCCATTGAGTTTCATCGTGGACAAAAGCAATAAGCTTTGCATTTATTCCATGCGCCTTCAATGCTTCGTCACACTCCACCAGCCACTGCTTAGCCACAATAGCACCAGCAGATTGCAGCAGGGTGTTTAAGGCAGCGTGTGCATTCCTAACCCATACCTTTCTACCGTCTAGTGCTGGTAGCAAACCATTAGCAGACAGCCTAGCTATTTTCTCCTTGAGCTTCTTAAGTGCTGGAGTATTATCCAAGAAGTTATCAATAAGCTTCTTACCTTTTGTTGGTGTCACACCAGCAGTTAAACCAATCTTAGCCGCACCTGCACCATAGAGCATGGCATAGGTCATGGTTTTAGTTTGGTTTCTAAACTTCTTATGTTCAGGATTGCTGTCATCCTTCACTGTACCCTTTGGCACTAGTCCAAAAGCTTGGCAGTTCATCCAATGCACATCACCCTTCAAGAGTTCCTCTTGCCACCGATCGTCCTGCATGTAGTGGGCTAGGCAGCGTAGCTCAATGCCGCTAAGGTCAACACCCACCTGCACATTGCCCTGCTCCACCGTCCACATCTCTCTGCATTCAGCGCCATAGGGCGTGTCAGGATTGACTGCTGGCACTTGTCCCATGTTGGGACTGCTGTGGGTACAGCGGCCCGTCACAGCCCCGTTGGTGATGATGCGTCCATGCACCCTACCATCGTCTTGAACAAACTCCATCCAGCTACTGATCTGTGCTGTGCGTTTCTGCAACATCAGATACTCAGCAACCAGCTTAGCTTCGGGCAGATCTATACCTTGCAGCACTGTCTCGTCCACAATGACATTGCCCTTCTCTGTGTGCTTGTCAAACTTCACACCAAGGGCAGACAATCGCTCAGCAATCTGTTGCCTACTGCCAGCATTGAACAGATGCTCCCTCACTTTCATCGGCCCAGCTACGGCTTCCTTTATCAGGGAGGGTTTGCAGCCATCTTGTCGAAGCAAGGCTAGAAGTTCTGTCTTAGTCTCTGCTTTGTATTCCTTCCAAGAGCCATCGAACACTGTCCAATACTGCGGGGTTTTGAGTGTCTCATAGGTGGGCTTAAACACTTCCTGCATCTTGCATTCAATGTCAGACATGCGCCCAATCAAGTGTGCATGCAGAGACATAGCCTTCGGCATGTCCAACTTGAAGCCGTTGTCTTCCATCTGCTTACAGATGATGGCAACCTTATGCTCAAGCTCAATGCTTTGGGTACTGAACTTATCTTTTTCAAGAAGAGTTATTAGGTGTTGATGTAGCTTCTTAAGAAGCAGCACATCCTGCTCACAATAAGTAGCCATCGCCATAGACCAGCCAGCATCATAGTCAGTGAAGTCTATCTTGTGGCACTTGAGCCTAATGCCCCACGCCTGTAGGCTATGAGACGCTGGTACTTTCTGTCCCTCTATGAATGCAATGTCCACATCGGGGTTGTGCAGCCGTGAGAGGATTAGTGTGTCTATTAAACAGGCATTGGGGATGGTGACATCCCACACCCTCTTGAGTACAGGAGCATCAAAACCAATAATGTTATGCCCACATACTTGGTTGCCTTCAAGATATTCTTGTAGTCCATCTCTGTTTCTCCAGTGTTTTACTTCACCGTCCTTCTCTGTAACGCAGAGCCATATCTGTTTGTGCTTTGTATCGGTTTCGATATCCAAGTAAATCATTTACTTCTTTCATAACAGGGTTTCTTCTTGGGCTTCTATCTCAAACATGCGGCCTGTCTCTTTGTTGTAGAGCAGGTTGCAAGCAGGGCCAGTGATTCCACTGAAGCGGTTCTTCAACACCCTAACCTTCGTAGTGTTTCGTTCCACTAAGTCTTCGGCCTGACCATTACGCTCTAGTCCAATCACCATGTCGCTAAGCTGGGCAATGGATCCACTACCGCGAAGCTGTGCCAGTGAGGTGGCTGCGCCTTCTTCATGCCCAATGTTCTGTGGACGCTTGAGATGGCTCACGATTATAAGCGCAATGTTTGTCTCTTGCACAAGCATGCGGAGCTTAGTCATAATTTCATCAAGAGCCTTACGCTCATCGCCGCTTTCCTGTGCAGACACAATGATGGACAAGTGGTCTAGGAATACATACTTGCAGGACATGCCCTTAGCTAGGTAGCGCACACGGTTGATGATGTTCTCCACTGCTGTGCTACCAAAGTGATCGAACAAGTACAGCCGCCCTGTGCCTAGTGTGCGTTCAAACGCATCACGCCGCTGCTCAGGAGTTGCCACCACATCAGGTAGATGCAGGGGTGCGTTAGCTGCCAGCGACATCACAGACAGGCCCGTCTTCTTAACACTCTCTTCCAAGAACATCAGGCCAATGTTGTCGTGGGTTTTCTGTAGAAGATGCCACACAATCTCTCGCAGCACTTGGCTCTTGCCCAAGCCACTACCTGCTGTCACTGTCACCAGTTCACCAAAGCGTAGGCCATAGGTTAAGTCGTTTAGTCCTGCCCAAGGGTAGGTGCAGTCTGCTGGTGGCATAGGCTTAGACACCAGTTCCCACATGCTGGATCCGCTGACAATCCCATCAGGGACATACGCCTCAGATCTCCACCACCGCTCTACAAACTTAGCCTCGCCGTTGTCAGCCAGCCAATCGCATGCGTCTTTGTATTCAGGCACAGGCTTGAACAACTTGCACTTACTGCCAAACAATTCAGCAACTTCTCTTGCGGCCTTCTGCCCTACGGCATCGCCATCAAAGCATACGACAACGGTTTCAAAGCTAGAGATATATTCGTACTGAGCCTTGCAATCTTTGACAGCAGAGCTAGCACCGTTGCGGATGGATACAACGGGATACTTAGATCCTGTCATCTGGAAAGCAGCTAGTGCATCAAACTCGCCCTCAACAATGGTGAGATATTTACCACCAGAGGGAAATAGGTTTTGTCCAAACAAGATTCCTTTAGACCAGCTACCCACTGCACTGAACTTCTTATCAGCTACAGCCCTAACTTTGGCAGCAACCAATTGACTATTGCTATCGTAGTAGGGAAAGTAATAGCTGTCGCCTTCTTTGACAACACCATATTTCTCCATTGTGCTTTTGCTAATGCGCCGATCAGATACACTGACAGCAACTCCTTCTTTAAATACTTTCAAAGCGGAGGAGACAACTTCAACTTCTTCATCAATCACTATATAAATTTCCTGTTGGTTAGTGGAGGGTGTGAATGTATTACATACAAAACACTTCGTGCTGTGGTCTTCGTTCATTGATAAGCCATCGCTACTGCCACAAGTAGGGCATGGCATGTGAGTTTTTATAAACACCGAAGATAATTATAGATGGCTTTGCATGCTGCGTCTCCATTAACCAGTGGAGTATCCCAAGCACCATCTAGTCCGTGTTCTTTTCGATAGGCTTCAGTCAGCATCTGTATAGCATTCAATGCTTTAATGAGAAGCTCTTTCTCAAGTTCCCCGCTTTTTGGTTCATACTTATCTCTCAAATAGTCTCGCTGTGCCTTGATGCATTCGGGATGCTGGCAGTGGTAGCCACAACTGTGATCGCTCATGTGTTCTTCTCCTTGAGTTTGGCTTCAATTTCTTCTTTAAAATAAAAAATCCCTGCTTCTCTGTTCAAAAGATACTTACTAGCAATAAATTTAAATTCATCAACATCAAGCCCCACCCATTCGCGCTGTGCTTTTGTTTGCCAGTAATGTACATCACACAAGTCGCCTTGATCAATGTCGGCTTTGTATAAGTTGAATTGGTAGCTGCCGCAGTTCCAATCGCCACACTTAAATGTGCATCTCCGTTCAGCCACTGTTCGTCTCCTTCAGAAATTCAACATATTGATTAAGGCGGGCAAGCACAACAGGCTCTAGTGCTATCACTTTATTCTCGGAGTGATTAACTGCTAGCCAGATTTGGTAGCCATCAGTGCTGGCGTAAACACCATCGCCTAAATAAGTTGAATAGGAATCATCTTCAATCATTTGTTTTCTCCATTAATTTATCGACTTACACTAATCTGTGCATCAGGGTTTGCAATACAGGCTTCAAGATAATTTGCAACAAAGGGAACGAAGTGTTCGTACATCCCCCAGCCAGTAGGACTATTGAATTTTTTAAACCTCGCCGGATCTGACAGTAGCAAAGCCAATCCTTTGGACAGGGGTTCAATCAAATCGCGGGCGCAATAACCCATCTCATTGGCTAGCCACAATGCTTCATAGATGTTGGCTTCCCTTGCCATCTCGCCAAGATTGTGTGTGATGTTTGCGCTGTAAACGCTTTGAGTTAATGTGATGTCTAAGCTCATGTGTTCTTCTCCCTGAGTTTGGCTTCGATGGCTTGGCCAATAAGAACTCTTGTTGGTTCAATGTCAGGGTTAAACATCACCGATTCATAGCACTCATCCACCTCAGTCTCCGTCAGCCCTACCCATTCGCGCTGTGGTGGGGGGGTGAACACTGCGTACACGCATAGTTTTGCGTTTGATGCATTGCATTTACATGGCGGGCCAATGCATTTCCATTGCTCCTGCGCTGGCTGCACTAGGGCCGCTTTGATTGCGGCGATGGCGTTCGGTTCAAGCGGGTTAACAAACTTTGTGCCATCTTTGCCATGCCTAACAGCTATTGCGTTTTCCAGCGCCTCAAGCGCCAGCTTCAATGCTTCACGTTCGCTTACAGGCTCCTGCGCTGGCTGTGTTGCGGGTGAAGCGGTGTAAACCTGACCACATATATGGCACTGAACAACACCGTTAAATTGATTCCATTTGATTGCCTCTGTATACCCACAACATGGAAACGACACAGTTTCCTGCAACTTGTCCGCAACCATGCGCCGCTTGGCTTGAAAGCCACCACCCCACATCCCCTGCCGCTTGGCAAGGTCATCGAACGCTTCGTCTTCTGCATCTTTCATATCGTTATCCACCAAAGAATGCCACTCAATGCAGCGGCAAATAAAACAAAACCAAATATAGCAATGACAACTTTCAAGAAGTCAAAGAACAGATCTCCACCAGCATCAGTGTCATCATAGTTGTCCATACCTTTGTTCCTTTCTCTGATAGCTTGAACAATGCACCCTTGAACACCAACGGCATCATCTGTTGGCGCAACATCTTCTGCTTCGGCAATCTTGACGCACTCTTCATACACCTGTGAAGCCACCAGCTTAGCAAACTTTTCCTTATCGAAATGTTCGTAGCTTGCGCCCCATCCATACTCCTCTGTGGTGGTGGCTTGTTCAATTAACTTGTCGATGTTCTTCATGTGCATCACTCCTATCATTGAGCCACCTGCCAAACTTACTTAGCTCTGGCATTGTACGGTTGAAGTCTTTAGCAGCCTGTATATTTAAACACTTAACACCATGCTCCATGTCTGACAGCAGAGCAGACCAATACTCATCTGCTATTGCTTCGCGCTCAGCCGCAGCTACCAGCTTCATAAACTTTGAAAGCGGCTCATCAATTAAAAAGTGTGTAGCTTGGATGCATTGAGGCTGATACTTCTGAGAGTCGTGGTCAACGATGAAGCCAGCTTGTGCAGCCAGTGCTTGGATGTTCATTCCGCATCCCTCCATGTCCAGCCCAGCAGCTTGTTTGTGAACCAGCGTTGTATCCATGATGGCTTGTAAAGCATCGTGAACCGAATGTTTGATGGGCCTTCTGCGTACAGCAGCCAATAGCCCACAGGCTTGGGCGGTTCGTATAGTTTGTAGGTGTTCATTTCTCCCTCGCTTTCAGCATTGCGTCTGCTATTTCGTAAGCAATCTCTGCTTTTGACTGCAAATTGTTATAAGGTTTTGTAATCAAATCACCTATGTTTTGCATAGCCAGCCCAGCAAAGTGGTCACGCATGGTCATGTCCTTTGCAAAGCCGCCGTTCTTCGTCATCCATGTGATGTGCTTATCGTGTTCTTCCATTTCCAGTTCGTATGGGCTTCTCATAATTATTCCTCATCAGGTTTGAATTCTTCAGCGTCCACAGTCCCTGCTGCCTTCAGCACTTGGTAGCGGACAACATCAATGCGGCATGTCTTTGGACGCGAGAACAACCCCCACGCCAAAGCGCAATCCGCTATGTCTTCGTAGTTGATACCACCGCCCCACTCGCCGGACTCCCAGCGGGTCTTAAATTCTTCCTTGGTCATTGCGGTCATGCTGTCACCTCTACAAATTGTTTCGCCAATGATTCGCATTCGTTAATGCAATACTCTAAAGTCTTGATCGTATCGCCCTCAAAAGACATTTCGCGGAGCAGCCCTTTGTCGTATATTTTTTTGTACTCACCCGACATTAGCTCAGGATCTCGTGCGTCACCGAAATGGGCGCAGTCGTAGCCAAGCCACCACAACCCATCGGATGGGGCTGGATAATCGTGGTTTCCGTTTGCATAAGTCAAGCCGCCATGCACACTAGCAGACACATCGTCATACCCTTTGCCATGATGCTCGTGGCTTGATGGCACACCAACATAACCGCAACGATGCCCCGCAGGGTGGACGATGATTGCGGCACGAAAACCTGCCTCTGTTGTCCAATCTTTCTCAACAATACAACTCATACTTGCTCCTCTGCTGTTTCAATGGGTGTACACACAAGGTTTGGAAACAGCTCATCGATCTGACTCACCATCAGAAAGTCTTTGTCCATCACACCGGGGATAATAAACATTCCGAAGTAGGCATCAAGCCATTTGCATTTCATGTTTCCCACTGGGAAGTCTGCATAGAACTCAGCAGTATCAAACCCGTTCTTCTCTGCCCACTTTTGGCATTGATAAAGATTCATGTTGTTTCCTTCTTAATGTTAGCGGGTAAAAATTCTTTCTTAATATTGACGGTGATGCATGTGCCTTCAAGAGCATCAATCTCAACTCCAGCTTGCGCTGATTGCTTACGAATAATTAACTTCTGATTCTCCATAGACTGCTGACACTGTGCCTCAGTTTGAAAATATACAATTGCTTGCATAAAATTACAGTTTGCATTGATGCATGCCCATAAAACAGGTACAAATACACTAACCATAAACACATCCTTTAGTAAATAAATGAAAAGCGGAATAGCAGGAGGGCTTAGCTATTATGTACACACAATAGACACACACCGCCTGTATCACCGCCACAACTCCCAATAGGTGGAAGAAAGAAAGTATTTTCTCCATCACCTTCCCTTTATTCTTCTTCAACATCTGCAAGCAGATCAAACTTAATAATCTCAAGCACTCCAATAACCGCAGCCACCGTAACCTTGCCTGAATATTTTTCAATAGCATCTAGTATGTCATCCTGAAGTTGGTGTATTGTATTTGTTCCCTGTTTAAAACCGCCTTCAATTACTTCCATATCATCTCCTGTTGGTTAAACAAATCCTCGCATTCTCGCCGCCACTGTAGCACCCTTGAGTGTGTGCTTCATGTAGGGAGCAACGCTCTGTGGTGTGGCATGGCCTGTCATAGCCATGATGTTAGGCAGAGGCACTTCTGCCTCTATCATCTCAGTAACTGCTGTCCTTCGCAGATCCATGAGCAGGATGGCTTTGGGTATGCCAGCCCTCTTCATTATTCTACTGCCAATTCTAGCCAGTGAGTTAGCACTGTACGGAAGTAGCCCACCCTTCTGATCTCTGATGGTGCTGGGTGCTATGTACTGCTGCCACCCAAAGTCTTTGTGCTGCTGCTCCAGCATCTCCCGCAGGTTCTCAGATGTAGGCAAGGACACACTAGCCCCTCGCTTACTCTGCTCAAGGGACAGTGTACCTGTGCCACTGTCGTAGTTGCTCCACTTGAGCAGCCTGACATCACCTAGCCGCTGTCCCCACTCATATGCCATCTGCACTATGAGTCCTACATTACGCAGCCTGAACTCGCTGTATGCCACCGTCAGGAACGCAGCCACATGTTCCTTCTCCCACACCACCTTGCGCTGCTTATCTGCTCGTCTAAGTATGTGTGTGAATGGGTTGTGTGTGGTGTATCCATTGCGGATGGCGTGATTGAACAGCAGCTTGTACACAGCTAGGCTGTGGTTGGCTAGGCTCACACTGCTGGTGGCATGGGTGTCATAGATACGCTGACACATAGGGGTTAGGATGTCGCCCAGCTTAGCCTTAGCTAGGGGTACACCACCCACCCTATCATTCAGCCAGCGAGACAGATAGTAGTCGTAGTCTGATCGCGTCTTATACTCAAGCTTCTGAAAGCCTAAACTATCTCTGTAATTTATTAGCAGATCAGTTACAGTGGATGTGCTAGATAAATTTTTAAGACGCTTACGCTCTCCGCGCCACTCATCCAAGATTTTATTCTGCTCATCAGCATACTTGTAAGCAATTTTCCAATTGTTACCCAGCGATTTACTCTCCACCACCCCTGCCTGAATAGCAGAAGATGGTGGATTATATCGATAGATAACACCAGTTGGTTTAACTTCTCGCATTAGGTAGCGGGGAAGATTACTCACCTACAATCTCCTCTGTCATAGGCTCAGGAATCCGAACAGTTCCCATGTCATACAGCTTCTCAGCCATGTCCAGCAACTCATCCCGTTTAGCCAGTGCCTTTAGCCACCGCTTAGGGATGTCCTTGTAGCCATACATAGCACCAGCCATCATGCCTGTCACTGCACCTACAGTGTCTGCATCATAGCCCTTGTTCACAGCATGCACCACAGCATCCTCAAAGCATGTGTTCATGTAGCATGATTGGGACGCTTGAACATAAGCATGCATGATGGTTCCGCTGTTGTCTCTGCCGCTGCTACGGATGTTGAAGCTGCGAAGTTTGTTGTAGTTGGTGAACATCTTACCAGCCATACATTCAGCAATGAAAGCTGCTGTGTACCGGACAACATCAGGACTACCATGAGTCATCAGCGACACAGCAACACCCTCAGCAATAGCCATCCCCACAGTGTCGTGGTTGGCTAGCATGATGGGGGCCAGCCGCATGATGGAGCCGTTTCCGCTGGCTCTCAGGTCTGCACTGGCAGCATAGGGAAACTCAGATGTCATCCGGTCAATAGCACCGGAGCAGGTACGGCCTATGTCAAAGACATAATCTCTTGTGCCGAAGTGTCCGCTCTTTTTCCATGTCTTGAAGTTGTTGACAATCTCAGCAGGATCGAAGCAGCGGCTGGTGATGTAGGCTTGAGCAATGCAGGTACTCATAGCACCATCATCGCTGTATTCTCCAACTTCCATGCTATGCACACCACCACCTGTCATCTCGCTATGTACACCTTTTATCTCATGTGGACGAAGAAATTCTAAGGGGGCTCCTAAAGCGTCCCCGATATATAAGCCCATAAACATTCCAATTGCTTTATCTTTTTGCATTGTGTTCCTTTAAAACAGATTCTTTAGTCAGCATTAACTTTCAAGTGAGTTAGATAGCCCCGAAGACGGGTGATCTGTGCTGTGCGGTAGACGATGATGGAGTCAGCGTATTCCGCTGCTGTCTCTGCCTCAAGCAGGGAAAGCTCAGCCTCTGCTAGCTCAGCACTCACCGATTCCAGCACAGTGATTTGTTTAAATATTTTGCGAATGAATTGATGCATGATGTGTTTCCTGAAATAAAAGAGAGGAAACCATGCCATAAGAGTCGATAGCTATCGCCATTCTCTTTGATGACACGGCCTCCTGAAAAGGTGGAGGAAAGCTACGCTGGGTTGACCCTTTAAATCAGGTGGCAACCAAGACCACTACGCCAGCTACCGACTGACCGCCGCTCCGCAGTCCCTTGTATCGGCAGCTTCCCTCCGAAAGGTGGGGTACTCACCACGCTGGTTGATCTGTGCTAGTAACGGCGCACTCCAGCATAGCTTTCCCCCGAAACCTGCCTAAAAATTAGGCAACTGCTGTCTCGGCAACATCCCAACCGTAGGGGATAGTCTCCTCTACCCAAGCACCACAGTAGTCTTCAGCCATTGTCCACAACTCGCTGTTGACACGGATCCCCTCAGACACACTGCTGATGGGACGGGCTTTACGCATCAGTCCACCATTGTTGGCGTTGGCCTTGGTGACACTACGAACAAACGCATTGCCCCGCACCACCGCTTCCTGAATACGATTGAACACAGTGAATGCATCCATGTAATCGTCTTCGTTACGCTGCACCGTCAGTGCATCCCGCACCGTCTTCTCTGTGGCATAGGAGCCAAAGGGAACACCATCGGTGGAATAGGGCATGTCTGTGATAACATCATCAAACATTTTCCAGCGGGTCTGAACACCCTTACGGGCCATCTCCACAGCATCACCGTACATCAGCTTGGTAGAGCGCAGCTTTTCGATACGCTCCATCAGCAGGGGCAGCGAATCAACTGTGCTAGCCAGCATATCTTCGAAGCCGTTGATGGCCTTAGCATTGTGGTACATACGGGATTGGAACCCGTCACCAGCAACGATGCCGTTGGAGCAGATGAAGCGGAAGCAGCCAGCAAACAAACGCACACTGCTGGATCCATCATGGCTGTTGTACAGAATAATCTCAGGGCGAACATCACCGATGATGTCCTGAGTGTGGTAGGTTTTAGCGAAGCTCAGCATGTGGCTGGAGTGCTGTGCCTCACCCTTGCGGCTCTTCTTCTGAGCAGCTTGCATGGGGAAGTAGCCGAAGTCTGCCAACACAGGTAGCAATTGGGCAGTGTTCAGCGAAGCGTAACGCTCCGACAAACCGTCTGCTTTGGTGCTGCTGAATACAGCGGGAGCCAACTGCTGGATACGCTCATTGGTCAGAGCGGTGTTGTTGACATTGCGGGAGAAGATGAGATGCTTTTGCATACGAAAGTTCCTTAAAGGATAGGTTGAACACGAAATAAAGCGGCGTTAATTTACCACTTTCCACAGGGCTGTCAAGTCCCTGTAGAAAATGTCCTACTATTTCGTAGGGCTATTGGCCTTTCTAACCAGCGGTATCACAGGAGTGAACGCTGCTAGGTGGCACACATCACCAAACATGTTGGTGCAGTAGCTGTACATGCCATCGATGTGATCGAAGCGGTACACATGTCCGGTGCTTGTTGATTTGATGTAGCTGTTGTTGGGTAGCTTGTACAGCAACTCCACGGGTAGCTGTTCAAAATCGTTGATGTCTACTTCGCTAATCATATTATTCCTTTGTGTTAAGTTGTTGGTGGTGATGGATGTCGAGCAATAGCTCCTGCTTACCAGCAGCATATCCCCTGTCGTAGTCAGCCTGAGCCAGTGACAAATCACCGAAGTCTGCTCTCGCTGCTGCCCTGTAGCCACATATAAATCCGTATTCGTAGAATGACATACATCACCCCTCAAACTGGTATGAGGCCATCAATCGCTTACCTGCCTTGTTCCTACCCATATCCACTATAGCTCCATCCACTACAGCAAGAGCATGCTTTGTTATCACAACAACATACCGCCCTTTGGGGTGACGCTCAAGGAATGTCTCCAGTGTCATGCCCTGTGGACGGAATGGAACGCTGTGCTTCTGAGACAGCCGCCGCATTCTCTCACCGTAGTAGGTGACATCGAAAGCACCAGCCATCTTGTACACCTTGTCCAGTGCATCCCAAGGTGTGCCTCTGCCCCGTGGCCTACCCTCTTGAGACATGAGACGCAGTGCCACAGGGTAGGGGTAAGCACCTACATTGGCAATTGCTCTCACAGCGCAGTCATTCTTTTCGACAATGCCGAAGTCAGCGGGTATGTAACCACCATCTTTGGATACGATGTATTTCATATGTTTCCTTTCAGGAATGAGAAGTTAAACAGTTGGTTGGTAGCTTTCGTAAGACCTAATCTTGCTGGCCTTATCGGTGTGTTTGTAAACAAACTTTATCTTAACATCCCTTTGGTGTAGCTCTTGGCAGAGCAGCCCCAAGTCACAGTCTTCCTCTAGGTACACATTGTCCCGTAGCTGGTAGCTGTAGTCGCTTACACCCTGAGCCAGCCCTAGGTTGTCTATGACCTGACGCTTCACCTTACCCCATGAGTGTGCTGGGTCTGAGTACATTATGATGGTGAATGTCTTCATGCATATTCCCCTGCTGTGTTACGCTTCTTGATGGCCTTGTTGATGGCGGGATATGGAGTAGGCTCCAGCAGCACATCGTATCCCAATCGGGCTATGTTAGCCAGTGCTGCCACCGTCAGTGTCTTCGTGCCACAGAGGGCAGCGAAGAGCAGAGCTTTGTCGCAGATCGGGTACGCTGTAGGTACGCCGTAGTTTTCTTTGATGTGAATAGAAATTTGCATAATTACCACCATGAATAATAAAAAACTGCATCACCATCAAGCAAAGCTTGCTTGGCATCTTCGATAAATTTTTCTGTCTTCTCCACATCCTCTGAATACATCGTGTCACCACCGAAGAAAAACCCCGGTGTATGTACCAATTGACGCTTGCCCAGTGCATCCTTAAGCCGATCCAAATCAGCCTGTTCCAGCCTGACATATACACAATTGAATTCGTCAGTGCCACCCTTCTCTTTATAGAGAGCCTCCATCCAACCATGCAGATGATTGAACTTACGCCAATAGGCTATCTCAACTCGCTCAATATCATCAGACCAGTCAGCCATAGTTTGGGTGTCGCCAGCCTCTTTCGCTTTCATCTTGAAAGCATACATATCTAAGCCCATATCAGTGTCCTTTCAGGTAGTGTCGTGAATAAACAATATCGCCATCGAATTCTTCCGGTATTACATAGTCTCCGGTGTGGTTGTTGGCATCGATGTAGGCTTCGATGTCGGCCTCTAGCATGTGCCTCTTCTCATGTATCACATTAATGATGCACATCTTAGCACCGAAGCCGTGTCCTATGGAGAACTGGCCCATCTCCATCTCGCCAAACCATACCATCACAGGGGTGTTGTTGTCACTCATGTTACATCCTTGTATATGTTAGCTCTTCAGCGGGTTGCAGGGACATCTTATCTTCCATGATGTCAAAGAGCAAAGCTTTCGCTTTGTTCAAGGCCCAGCTTGCTCTCTCCACATCATCCCTCGCCATCAATTCCTGAGCATCTGACATCAGAGATGCTACCACCATCCCACCACCGCTGAATCGGTAGGTCATGCTGCGCTTTACAGAGGCTTTGAATTCTTCAATGTCGCAGCCATATACTATTCTTGATTTTAAAAGCTCTTTTTTCATGTTGTTTCCTTTCAGGAAGTGGTGTGTTGTTCTTCAGACTGCGCCCCAATTGCGTCCAGTACAGAGATTGCGTCTTCAATGGCAGCAATGCCATCCTCTTTATTACCTACGGTAAGATCGTAGAGAGCAGCGTGGAGCAATTCCCACACAAGGCTTTCTGAAACTGTCATGTTGTTTCCTTTAGGAACGGTGCAAAATTGCAACCAGTAACAGTCCTGTCACGGCTGTTACAAGGGCAACTCTTACAGAGACAGAGAGTAAATGTAGCCCACCTTGATGCCATTGGCATTCGGAGCAACCAGCATCGTAGCACTACGGCTCTTCAGCATGGGCAACTCTGTTGCTGAGCTTACAAAGGTGCTGTACTTGTAGGGGTTGTATGTAACCCTAGTACCCATCGTCACATACCGCTCTATGACAGCCGGTGCAGTGTCCCCTAGCCATGTGCCACAGACACCAGCATGGACATTCTTGCGCTGCTCTCGCAGCACTCGCTGCCGCCCTGCCTCGCTCACTTTGTAGGTGCAATCGTATAGCTGCACCTCATGCTTGTGGGCTATCACTCGCCCTTTGTTCACACCCTCAAGGGCTTTGATAGAGAAGCACCGTAGGTGCAAATTGAAATAAACGAAAACTCGCATGTTGTTTCCTTTCAGGAATAGTATTGTGCTGACCAATCATCCATAAATGCATTCACAGTGTGATCAACCACCGTCTCTTCATCTTCAAGGCCAAAGGCCGACACTCTTACCCATGCCAATCGATAGGTATTCTCAGCGTCTCGAATGTGGAGATGAAGCTCTGCTTCCTCAACGCTTTCGATGGCCTCTATAATTTCATTATAACCAGCGGACTTAGTTACTGCCCATTCCTCACCGTCAAATACACTTACAGTGTAGCCCTTAGCTAGGGTATATTTCACTAGGTTTTTGTACGCTTTCATATTGTTTCCTTTAGGAAGAAGTCTTTCAGACTGTTTGCTTGATAGAAGCCCTTTAGCCATGTGCCACAGAGCTTCTGAAAGCACCCACCGTCTAGCACCGACCCCGATGCCACTGTGGATGTCCTATGCATATTATCACCATGATATGCTAGCATGGATGTCGGACATTACCCCGCCGACACCTAGACCCAGCCTATTTCAGCTCCGCTGTAGTGTTTGGGAAACACTATGCAAAGCATACTGACACTGGAATAAATTTTTAAAGAACCCATCGAGAGAAGCTACGCTTCACAGCGAGGCTAAGCTCTATAGAGAAGATCTGATAACCCTCTGGAAAGCCCCTTAGGGCTTGCCGCAGTGCTATCTCAAGCTGCTATTGCAATCGGTATGACCTTACGGTCAAAGACAAAGCCGCTGTAATCGTTTTTCGCTTTGCCTTTGGCATAAAGAGCCACCACCACACCCTTATCCTCTAAGTGACGAATGTCACTGTTATCACCGCCAATCACTGGCATGCCCCGATGATTGTCGGGGATCGCTGCTACATCACGGAAAACTGTCGCAATTCTCATACCCAATGCCACCGCTTTTTCAACAAAGGGCTGAAAGCCCTGCACCCCGCTGTCACTGAATGTCAGATCGTAATTTGACGGAATAACCTTACGGTTAACATCTTTGGTGTAGTCATAGAATTGAACATCGGGGAAAGCAGCAAATATATTTGCATACTCTGTGCCATCGGCATCAGTAAAACCTACGGTTTCCCACCGAATGTCGGAAGTGCCATTCAACCGGATCAGTGGCACTAAGCTTTGCTTACGGGCTTTCTTTACCAATTTGCAAATATCAACAACTAGTTGTTGCATGAAAGTGTTTCGCTCTTCGAAAAACCACACTGTCTTATTGACTCTAGCCTGAGCCACTGAATTCATAGCACCCCGTCCAGCGGTGAATAGGCATCCATTACCGCACTGTGCAATGCCAGCCATCGAACAAGTATTCCACTTTGTGGAAGTGTGTGGTGCTAGATACAGAATGCCGGTTAAGAAACCGAAGGTTTCACCCTTAACTGTCTTAGCATCAGAGCCGACAGAAAGCAAAGCTTTAGACTTGAACATACCGTGTTTCCTTTCAGGAAGTGTGTGGCAAAATCGCCGTGAGAAACGCTACTATAGCAGATCAATAATGCCCTTACCGATTGTAGGTGATTTTGCTTTCAGCCAATGCCACCAAAGGTGTCAGAGCCAATGCCACTGCACTCATCATCAATAGGCCAGCGCTTTGCTCTGAGCCGTAGAATAACATGCTTGCCACAAAGAACACGAAGGCTTTGAACACCATGTAAATCGAAAAACTGTAGTCGGCTTTTCTCATTTTTTGTCTTTCATTTTTTATTAAGAAGAAAGTATTTCCCCTTTTCATACTTAAAAGGGGATACTTTCTTCAAAAAATGAAAGACAAAGATTCGCGGGTGATGCGCGCAGATCTTCCTAACTTAATACAATTCTAGACGCCATCAGAGATGGCATAAGAATTGTCTCAATTAAGTTAGGAAGCCGCACACGAGGCTTTTTAGTGGCTATCAATATCTGCACTTTTTGTTGGCGATCTTTTCTGTGGTGGATAAACTGTGGATAACTTCAAAGCACTGTCGATTTATACAGCACTGGATAGCACTGGCTTTTTGTACAGCATCGGGGCTGGATAGACTGGGTTTTAGTACAGTATAGTCTGCCGGTATATTCTATATACCGCCTCGCTGATGTCGGGGTAGTGCTTAAAAAAGAGGCAGTTTCCAACAATAGTTTGATTCTGAGCTGATTCCGTATCAGAATGCAGTCTTATGTAACCCCTTGAATTCATTGAGTATTCAGTATTCAAGGTGAATTCTAATGCATTCAAAAGGATCACCTGACTTCATTGACTTCCAAAAGACAATTAATTCTGGAGATCTGCACCCCTAGGCGCAGCTATACGCAGCCCTGTGCAGCCCTGCGCGGCGGCGTGTGCGCGGCTAGGTGGGGGCGGGCGTGGGCCACCGGGGGGTATGGCGCTATATGTGTATGGCCTAGCACACAGAAGGGGATTTTAAGATTAGCAACTATAGTTGTAGACCTACACAGCCATCCCATCCAAATCAGCTAAAAACAAGGCACAGGCTACCTAGCCCTTGGCTGTTGGAGAAAGAGGCTGTAAAGACCGATAGAGTGCCTTGCTGAGGAATCGGCAATGGAAAGAGATGCTGACAGTGAAAGCACTTCAAACAACGATCTCTTAGTTTCCGGACAATAGGAGGGAATCAGCCTATGCTGCCTAAAAATTAAGCAGATAGCATAGTTGTTGTTTCTTAACCACATCCTTGCACAGCCTGTTGCTTTGTGCTATCATCTGTGTCATACCTCTGTCTGTGGGGGGTAGGGGGGCTATGAAGTTCTTCACAGATGCTGATAGCGTTGTAAGCGTTAATAGCGATAAAGCAGAATTAATCTTCTTACTTTAATTATCTTTATACTCTTTATTCTGGCTATATAGTGGTAATTCCTCTATATAGTAGCTGATGTATACTTAAGCTTTAATATATCTAATTTCTCTATATAAGCAACTTCTATGCCACTTAAAGCACTTATGCTATAATTTCACATTATGAAATCGACAGTGAAAGACTATTCCTTTTTGTTAAAAACAAAAGAACAGCTAGATGCTAAGGGATTGTTATCTTCTCCACCTTATTCCGTGATGTCAGAGATCTATATAGCTATGCACAATGATAAACTTGAGACAGTGCATATCCCTCACAGTGATGTTTACTTTGTTAGAACTGCTTTAGAAAAGCGTACAGGTTATTGGTTCCCTCTTGATGCTGTTGAATATGCAATGAAGCAAGAGGGATGGAATGACAGAAAAGGAACTAGCAGGTTTTCTGTTAGCGAATAGCAAATGCAAATTAAAAGAGGAACAGAAACATTCAGCGGCTACAACAAGCCTAAGGCTACACCATCGCATCCAACTAAGAGCCATGTTGTGTTGGCTAAAGAAGGGGATAAGGTTAAGCTTATTCGTTTTGGACAGCAGGGTGTTAAAGGTGCTGGAGCTAATCCAACTACAGAGAAAGACAAAGCCAGACAGAAGAGCTTCAAAGCAAGACACGCTAAGGAGATAGCGATAGGTAAGATGTCAGCGGGATACTGGGCTGATAAAGTTAAATGGTGATATAACTACGAGTAGTTTTTAAAGGAAACAAAATGGCAACAGCAACACCGGAAGAGAAAGTAGCAATGTACAGAGAGAAGGCTAAAGACAAAGCTTTGCCTCAAGATGTGCGTAATGCTTATTTGGACAAGGCCACAGCGCTAGAAGCCAAAGCCTACGAAGAAACCAAAGCCGGTTCTACGAAGTCTAACACCCCTCCTAAATACAATATGGGTGGTGCTGTTAAGAAGCCCATGATGTATGCCAAAGGCGGCTATGTCAATTGCGGGGCTTCGGTTCCTCCTGCTCAGAAAGCGAAGAAATAATTATGGCAACTAAGACTGTTGCTTTAAATAGATCGTTGTATGGATCTAAAGCCTCTGCGCTAAAGCGGGAGAGAAAAGATCAGAAGAGAGACATAGCAATGAATCAAGAATTGTTAGGCATGGCTAAAGGTGGTGCTGTCAAGAAAAGCGCCAAATCTCCCGCTCCAAAAGGAAAGAAATAAAATGGCACTCACTAAGAAAATCACTGAAGGCAAAGAAACCTATGCTTCCAAAGCTGCAATGATGAAGCATGAGAAGAAAGAGCCGATGAAGAAAGAGATGAAAGAAGAGAAGCAAGAGAAGATGATGATGGCTAAGGGTGGTGCTGTCAAGAAGGGTGCTAAGTCTCCTGCTATTGCTCTCATCATCGGCATGGCTAAGCCCAAAGGTAAAGCTACTATGATGAACAAGGGCGGCATGGCTAAGGGCAAGAAGTGCTGATATGGCTACGAAACTTTCTAAGAAGCAAACTGCTAAAGTGGGTAAAGTGATGGGCGAGTTTAAGGGCAAGTCTTTGCATAGCGGCAAAGGTGGCCCTGTGGTGAAAAATCCAAAGCAAGCCATTGCCATTGCCCTATCTGAAGCTTCTAAGCTAAAGAAGAAGTAAGCTATGCCGTTAGAGATAGCAACTAAGTTTAAGACAGAGGGGCAGAGCATCACCGCTACAGCAGCGGGTGCTAGCGCCCAAGTTTTATACACTTGCCCTAATAATTATTCAGGCATTGTTAAGTTTTTAAACATCTCTGCTGGCACATCAGGCAATAAAAAAATATCTGTTCAGATTTATCACGATGAAACTGCTCAGTACGATTATTTATTGAATACTCATGATATGACAGCACATTCTACTTTCAATGTGTTGAGTGGGAATACGTTCTCTCTACATCAAAGAGATAAGATTGTTGCTTTTACAGACACAGCAAATAATTTTGATATTGTTATATCGGTAGACGAATACTTTGACCCTGTAAGGAAATAATATGGCTACTAAGAAATGGATCCAAGAAGCAATTAAGAAACCCGGGGCTTTGCGGGAATCGCTTGGAGTTAAAGCAGGTAAGACTATTCCAACTAAGGCATTGGCTAAGGCAGCTAAAGCCCCCGGTAAATTGGGTCAACGTGCTAGACTTGCTGAGACACTGAAAAAGATGAAGTGATGGCTACCACAAAGAAAGGCGCTGTTGCTACTCCTTACACTAAGCCCACATTGAGAAAGAAGATATTGTCTCAGGTGAAGGCTGCTGCTGTTCAAGGCACTGCCGCTGGTCAATGGTCAGCTAGAAAAGCACAGCTTGTGGCTAAGAAATACAAAGCTGCTGGTGGCGACTACAAAACATGAAAGCCTCTCAGAAATCTCTGAAGGATTGGACAGAGCAGAAGTGGCAGACTAAATCTGGTAAGCCTTCTTCTAAGACAGGGGAGCGCTACCTGCCAGCAGCAGTAATCAAAGCTCTGACACCTGCGGAATATGCTTCCACTACAAAGGCTAAGCGGGCAGGTAAAGCTAAAGGGAAACAATTTGTAGCACAGCCTAAGTCTGTTGCTGCTAAAACAGCGAGGTACAGATAATGGCAAAAGAACTGAACGATAAGCAAAAGAAATTCCTAGAGGTGTTGTTTGAAGAGGCAGCAGGTAATCCTGTTGTTGCTAAGCGGCTGGCTGGATTCTCTGAAGGCTATTCCACCAAAGAACTAATCAACTCCTTGAAGGAAGAGATTGCTGAAGCCACCACACTATATATTGCAATGAATGCTCCACGCGCTGCGTGTGCTATAATTAGTGGCATTGAAAGTCCTACGCAATTGGGCCTCAAAGAAAAACTTAGTGCTGCTAAAGATATGCTTGATAGAGCAGGTCATGTGAAGACAGACAAGGTGCAGGTTGAGGCAATGAATGGTGTGATGATTTTGCCAGCGAAGGACAGATCCGAGGAAGACTAATGAGTGAACGCACCGCTGGCAAGTGGATATTGCCACAGCCAGAGGGAGGTAAAGAATATGTTTCAGTACCCCAGCTTTCTAGAACGGTTCCATTTGGTTATAAGAAGGATGAAGAAAATCAGGGGTGGCTTCTCCCCATCCCAAAAGAGCTAGACGCTCTTGAGCAAGCGAAGAAATACCTAAAGCAATACTCGTATAGGCAGGTTGCTGATTGGTTAACGGAAGCATCTGGTAGACAAATTTCTCACGCAGGACTTAAGAGTAGAATAGAACATGAGCAGTCGAACAGGAGAAAATCTTCAACTTACCGCCTCCTTGCCCAGCGGTACGAAGAAGCCCTTAGGAAGGCCGAAGAGTACGAAAAGAGGATCGGCTCAGAAGGAAGCTACTTCAAGTCCGACCACTACAGAGACATCTCCTCCAGCTTCAGAAGTGGTGATATCTAGCGCTGTACAGGCTCCTGCACAGAACATCATCTTTAAGCCCAACGCAGGGCCACAAACATATTTCCTATCTGCCTCAGAGCGTGAGGTGTTGTACGGCGGTGCTGCTGGTGGCGGCAAAAGCTACGCCATGCTAGCAGATCCGCTACGCTATCTAGGCCATCCTCAATTCTCTGGCCTGTTGTTACGCCACACAACAGAGGAACTCCGAGAACTTATCTGGAAAAGCCAAGAAATTTATCCCAAAATTTATCCCAACATTAAGTGGAGTGAGCGGAAGATGCAGTGGGTTGCCCCATCTGGCGCTAGATTGTGGATGTCATACCTAGATAGAGATGAAGATGTGCTTCGTTATCAGGGATTGGCATTTAGCTGGATTGGTTTTGATGAGCTAACCCAGTGGCATACCCCGTTTGCGTGGAACTACATGAGGTCACGGCTGCGTACTCCTGCTGCTGACCTGCCAATTTACATGAGAGCCACCACAAATCCGGGTGGGCCGGGTCATGCTTGGGTGAAGAAGATGTTTATTGACCCAGCACCGGCAGGAAAAGCGTTCTGGGCCACCGACATTGACACTGCCACCACCCTATCCTACCCCAAAGGACACTCCAAAGAGGGACAACCGCTGTTCAAACGCAGGTTTATACCCGCAATGCTCACCGATAACCCCTATTTGGCTGAGACAGGCGACTACGAAACCATGTTGTTGTCCCTTCCAGAGCATCAACGCAAGCAATTACTGGAAGGAAACTGGGATATTGCAGAGGGAGCAGCGTTTCCTGAGTTTAATAGGGCCATACATGTGGTAGAACCCTTTGATATTCCACATAACTGGGTTAAATTTAGGGCTTGTGATTATGGATATGGTAGTTATAGCGCTGTTGTATGGTTTGCTGTCACCCCAAGTGAGCAATTGGTCATCTATCGTGAGCTTTATGTATCAAAGGTGTTGGCAAAAGACTTAGCTAGGATGGTGATACAGGCAGAAGAGAACGATGGCACTATGAGATACGGGGTGCTAGACAGTAGCTGCTGGCATAAGCGTGGTGATACAGGGCCATCACTGGCAGAACAGATGATTATGGAGGGATGTCGCTGGCGACCCTCCGATAGAAGCGCAGGAAGCAGGGTTTCGGGGAAGAATGAGCTACATAGAAGGCTACAGCTTGATCCGTTTACAGATATGCCAAGAATGGTTATAACTAGTAACTGCGTGAACACTATAGCTCAGCTTCCTATTATCCCTTTGGATAAAAGAAATCCAGAGGACATTGACACTAAAGCGGAAGACCATCTTTATGATGCAATTCGCTATGGAATTATGAGTCGCCCCCGCAGTAGCTTGTTTGATTATGACCCAGCTAATCCCAAGCAGTACGGGATGAAGGTGGCAGACCCAGTTTTTGGTTATTGAATTAAGGAATAATATGGTAGAGAAGCAACAATCGCTAGGAGATAAAAGCTTAGCCCTTAACGATGTTAAGTCAACAGAGGATGTTGATGTTGAGGGCAGTGGCATTATTGCCTATGTGGAAGAACGCTTCACTCGCTCTGAAACAAGCCGAAAACAAGACGAAGCTAGATGGCTTCGTGCCTATCGCAACTATCGTGGCATCTATGGCACTGATGTTCAATTCACTGAACATGAGAAATCGCGTGTCTTCATCAAAGTTACGAAGACAAAGACGCTGGCTGCTTACGGACAAATCATTGAAGTATTATTCTCCAACAATAAGTTTCCTCTCAGCGTAGACCCCACTGTCTTGCCTGACGGTGTTGTAGAGAATGTCCACTTCGATCCAAGCGATAAGACACCTCCATCAGAGAAGAAGCAAACAGAGATTCCTTTTGGTGAAGAAGGCGGCAAATCTATCTCCAGCGGATTCACTCTAGACAATCTAGAGGAAATGCTTGGGGCAATGAAGGATGAGCTTAAAGACATCCCCAACTTAAAAGAAGGGCCGGGAGTTACGCCCACCTCTGTCACATTTAGTCCTGCTATGGTGGCAGCTAAGAAGATGGAGAAGAAAATCCATGATCAGCTAGATGAGACAGGAGCTTCTAAGCATCTGCGCTCTACAGCTTTTGAGATGGCATTGTTTGGCACTGGCGTTATGAAAGGCCCGTTTGCCGTAAACAAAGAATATCCTAGCTGGGACGCTGACGGTAAATACAAGCCAACAATTAAGACAGTGCCCGAAGCTTCTCATGTTTCCATCTGGAACTTCTATTGGGATCCTGATGCTAACAACACTGGTGATTGCCAATACACCATTGAGAGACACAAGATGTCTCGCACCCAACTGAGGGCTTTGAAGAAGCGTCCCCACTTCCGCGCCAATGTCATTGACCAAATCATTGAAGAAGGCGAAGGCTATGTAAAGAAATATTGGGAAGACGATCTCAAAGACTATGCTCCTACATTTGGAGTTGAGCGCTTTGAAGTGCTGGAATACTGGGGCAATGTAGACATTGCTTTGTTGGAAGAGAACGAAGTGGATATTCCTGAGGACATGAAAGACTCTGGAGAATTACAGGCCAACATCTGGTATTGCAACGGCAAAATCTTGAGGCTTGTTCTCAACCCATTCAAGCCCTCGCGCATTCCCTATTACGCTGTTCCCTACGAACTCAATCCCTACTCCCTTGCTGGTGTCGGCATTGGTGAGAACATGGATGATACACAGACATTGATGAATGGCTTCATGCGTATGGCTGTTGATAACGCTGTGTTGTCTGGTAATTTGATATTTGAAATTGATGAAACCAACCTTGTCCCCGGTCAAGACTTGTCTGTCTATCCCGGCAAGGTGTTCCGCAGACAAGGGGGCGCTCCGGGGCAGTCGCTGTTTGGAACTAAGTTTCCGAATGTGTCCAATGAGAACCTGCAATTGTTTGATAAGGCTAGACAGCTAGCAGATGAGTCTACAGGACTTGCGTCTTTCTCGCATGGTCAAACAGGAGTACAGGGCGTAGGACGCACTGCCAGTGGCATCAGCATGTTGATGAATGCCGCCAGCGGTAATATCAAAACGGTTATTAAGAATGTTGATGACTACCTGCTTGCTCCATTAGGAGAAGCATTCTTCAACTTCAACATGCAGTTTGATTACGATCCAGCAATCAAAGGCGACTTGGAAGTTTCTGCCAAAGGTACAGAGAGCTTGATGGCTAACGAAGTTAGAAGTCAGCGCTTGATGCAATTCTTGCAGATTGCTAGCCAGCCTTCTCTTGCTCCGTTTGCTAAGTTCCCCTACATCATCCGTGAGATTGCTAAGAGCATGGACTTGGATCCAGAGAAGGTAACTAACAACATGGATGAGGCTTTGAAGCAAGCGTTCCTAATTCAGCAGAATGCTCCCCCAGCACCTCCCGGCCTTCCTCCCGGTGCTGCCCCTCAAGGCGCTCCTCCACAGGGCGTAGCTGGCCCTCCAAGCGTTGCAGACATGAGCGGCGGTGGTGGTGGCAACATTGGTATTGGTGCGGCCCCAGCCCCCGGAGAACAAGGATTTAGTGGCAATGCAGGATAAGACTTATCTCTCTAAGCTGAAAGCTCTGGTTTCTAACAACAACCAGTGGAATGGCTTTTGTGAAATGCTTCAATTCAATATTGAGCAGCAACAGCGCAAGCTGGAACAGGCATCAGACCCACGCGAAATCTATCAAGCTCAAGGAGCTATAACTGCGCTTCGTCAATTGAAATATCTCAAGGAAGAAATAAATGCGAACAAATAATTTACTAGCAACCGGCGGCATGATGCAAGAGGGTGGCACTACAGATCCTGTCAGTGGTAATGATGTTCCTATTGGCTCATTGAAAGAAGAAGTTAGGGATGATGTTCCTGCCCAGCTTAGCCCCGGAGAGTTTGTTTTCCCTGCTGATGTAACTCGCTACATCGGTTTGGATAAGCTTATGCAGATCCGTGAAGCAGCTAAAGAAGGCTTGAAAGAAATGGAGAGCAAAGGGCAAATGGGCAATTCTGAGGAAGTTGAAGGTGACGCTGTTGATGAAGATAAGTTCTCCACCAACATTGATGAAATTATTGCTGACCTAGATGGTGATGGCAATAGTGAGCCTAAGAAGTTTGCTGAGGGCGGCTCAGTGAATACATCCGACTACAGCGCTGCTCCCATCAAAGGTTTTAAGATGGTGCAATATGAGGACGTAGAAACAAAGACAGTTAAGTATATTCCGTTTGTTAATGGCAAAGCTTTGCTCCCCATTCCAAAAGGATACACAGAAAAGAAAGTGGTTGCTCCGGTTGAGCCAGTAGCGCCTGTTGTGCCTGTCGAGGATCAAGCTGCGCTTGCTAGAGCAGGAGGTGGTGGCGGTGGTGGTCGTGGAGGTAAATCAGAAATAGAAGGTGGTGGTGTTGCTGGTGAATCCAATGATGCAGGAATAGAAGGCTTTGGTGATATTCAAGGTGGAACAAACCCCAATATAGGAAGAGTGGCTGGTTTTGTTGCGGGCCTTGCTAATCCCATTTTTGGTCTTGTTGTAAGCGCAGCGTCAGCATATTCTATCAAAGAGAATAATAAAAAAATGGCGTCTGCTAATGCACAAGCTATAGATGCCTCTGCCTTAGCTGCTGCGGGCTTTGAAGCAAGATCCATAAAAGCAGCTCAAGAAGCCGCAGCAAAAGCTACACTAGAAGGTAAGAGTGCTAAAGACATTGCTGTAGCTGCTGCTAACGCTGCTTCTGAATCTGCTGGGACTGCCCTTAGTAAAAGTATTGATGGCAACTATGGGGCAAAAACATCACTTGATGCCCTCCTTGGTATTGTCAATGGATTTAATACAGCCAATAAAGACGTAATGGCAATGCCAAAAGAATTGGCAGATAAAGTTGAACCAAGAGCTTGGAGCAATGTTGTTAAAGCAATGGAAGATGGACTAACTCCTGAACAGGCCGCTACGCTTTCAATGACGGGAGTAGAGGGAAGTATTCCAGCAGGTGAGTACAACAATGTTATTGGGCTTGTGAAAGAGGGATATTCTGTAAGAGAAGCTATAGATACCGTGACAATGAGAGGTATTACAGAAACAGACCAAGAAGCTAGAGATGCTGAAGCAGCAGATAGAGAAGCGGCAAATCAAAGAGCTTTGGAAGCAGATAGAGCAGAAGCAGATAGAACAGAAGCAGCCGACAAAGCAGCTAGAGATCAGGAAAGAGCAGATAGAGAAGCTAGCGATAGAGAGGCAGCAGCTAGAGAAGCAACCAATCAAGCATCTCTGAATGCAGCTAGAGAAGCAGCCGATAGAGCAGAAGCACAGCAAGCGGCAGCAGATAGAGCAGCACAAGCAGATAGAGAAGCAGCAGATAGAGTAGCACAACAAGCAGCACAAGCAGATGCTGATCGAGCGGTTGTTAGGGAATCTAGTAGTGGTCGTGGCGGTAACGAAGCTCCCGGAACTGGCAGCTACGGTGACGCAAAAGGCGATCTCCGTGGCGGCGGCTTTAACGATTAATATCTCTCAATACAACAGTATATAATATCCATATCTAAACCAGTGGTGGGCTGGTAGATATTCAATAATAACCCACCATCATTGGCTAACCTGACTCCCCGATTTATTCGGCTACAGACAAGCCCCAACTTAAAGGTAGTTTATGACAGAAGCAGTATTGGAAAAACAAGAACAGAAAGTAGCGTTTGCTAGCCGCAACGCTAATCAGGAAAAGATTACTCAAGAGGAAGAAGAGCTTAAGAATCTCATCGATCTGAACAAAGAGGGAAAACCTGCACCCACTAGTTCAGAAGATGACAGTAACCTCAGCGCAGAAGAGAAGACATTCAAGAAGCGCTATGGCGATCTGAGAAGCCATTCTCAGAAGCAGCAGGTTCAGCTTCAGAAAGAGATTGATGACCTTCGCTCACAGCTTCAAAAAAGCACCACTAGTCAGATTAAGCTTCCCACCAGCGAAGAAGACTTGGCTGCTTGGGCAAACGAATATCCTGAAGTTGCCCGTATTGTGGAAACAATTGCCATTAAGAAAGCTAAGGAGCAAGCAGCAGAACTGGCTGACCGCTTCAAAGCTTTGGATGAAAGAGAGCAGCAAACTGCTAGAGACAAGGCTGAGGCTGAACTTCTGCGTATCCACCCCGACTTTGAGGCCATTAAAGAAAGTGATGAATTCCATACTTGGGTAGAAGAGCAACCCATTTGGATTCAGAATGCTCTGTATGAGAATGACTCAGACGCTAAATCAGCGGCCCGCGCCATTGATTTGTACAAGGCAGACAAGGGAATTGGCAAGGCTAAGAAGTCTGATAACAGAGGAGCAGCCGAAAGTGTATCCACTAGAAGCAGCAGATCTGCTCCGTCCAATATGGATTCTGAAGGCGTAATTTATGAATCACAGGTGAATGCTATGACCTCTCATCAGTATGAAGCCAATCAAGAAGCCATCTCCAAAGCTATCAAGTCTGGGAAATTTGTATACGACTTGAGTGGTAATGCACGGTAGGTGTTGACACACACTAAAAGTGTGATATAACTTTACTTGAGCGAAAAGGGTAGCTCCCCTGATTGTGCCGATTCACAGTCTAGCTCTTTGTCTAATCGGAGATACTTATGGATGAAGTAAAGACTTGTCGTGTATGTGGAACATCTAAACCGTGTTCTGATTTTTACAAGAAAAAAAATGACTGTAAAAAATGTGCAATAGACAGGTCGGCTAGAAATAGTATTTCTTATGTGCCGTTGTACGAAAGAGATATTATTTCTAGGTTCAAGAATCTTTGCACTAAAGCAAAAGGTAGAGCAAAAGAATTTAGTCTCGTAGATCAAGATTTATTTGATTTATGGGAAAAACAAAACGGTCAATGTGCTTACACTAAACTGCCGCTGCTTGCAGCAGCCAACCAGTTTAATACAATGAGTCTTGACAGGGTAGATAGCAGTAAAGGCTATGTTGTTGGTAACATTCAACTAGTCTGTGCAGCTATCAATAAGATGAAACAAGAGTACACTGAAGAAGTATTCCTTTTGTTTTGTCTGTTAGTAACGCAAAACAGTAAGCTTATAGACTTACCTGATGATTTGATAGCCCGACATATTCCTTTGGGCACTTAGGAATATGGAGAACCTGTCAGTATCAGCCTCTATAGTGTTGTAAGCGTATTTAAGTATATGCCATACTATCTATAGGAGAAATATCATGGCTTTTCCAAAAGCAACTGGTTACGGCAACCTACCCAATGGGAACTTCAGTGCCGTAATCTATTCCAAGCAAGTACAACTTGCATTCCGTAAGGCTTCCACTGTTGAAGCTGTGACCAACAACGACTATTTTGGCGAGATTGCCAACATGGGCGATTCGGTTAAAATCATCAAAGAACCTGAAGTTAGCGTTCAGTCGTATGCTCGTGGCACACAGATCACTGCACAAGACCTGAATGACGAAGACTTCACGCTGGTTGTCGATCAGGCTAACTACTACGCCTTCAAGATTGATGACATTGAAGCTGCTCACTCGCATGTCAACTTCATGCAGATGGCTTCTGATCGCGCTGCTTACCGCATCCGTGACCAGTATGACCAAGACGTTTTGGGCTACCTGTCGGGCTATCAACAGTCTGCCAAGCACACCCAAGCCGGTACTGCCCGCACTACCTTCCCCGGTACTAAGGCACTGACCGAAGCTGGCTCCAACGAACTGTTGGCTAGCATGCAACTGAAGAAGGGCGACTTCGGCAATATCACCACTGCTTCCGCTGGCGATCACTCCATTCCTTTGGCTGCTCGTCTGCCCGGAGCTACCGCTCTGCCTACGGCTACGGCTTCTCCTCTGATGGTGATTGCCCGTATGAATCGTTTGCTTGATCAACAGTTTGTTGACTCGCAAGGTCGTTGGTTGATCGTTGACCCCATCTTCATGGAACTGTTGAAAGACGAAGACAGCCGTTTGCTTAACAGCGACTTCGGCGGTGCTGGTCTGCAAAACGGTTTGGTGGTGAACAACCTGCACGGCTTCAAAGTGTATGTGTCCAACAACCTGCCTAAAGTGGGAACTGGCGCTGGCACTACCGGAACAGCTAACCAGAACACCAACTTCGGTGTGATCGTTGCTGGTCATCAGTCTGCTGTTGCAACCGCTCAGCAGATCACCAAGACAGAAACCTATCGTGACCCCGATAGCTTTGCTGACATCGTGCGTGGTATGCACCTCTATGGTCGCAAGATTTTGCGCCCTGAGGGAATTGTCACTGCTAAGTATAACGCTGCTTAAGGAGAACATAAATGGCAACTATTACCACTCTCTCTAATGCTGTCGGTGCAGGTACATCACCTGTCCGTTCTGTCCGCAACATGCCCTATGTGGTTGAAAATACCATTAGCTTGGCTGCGGCTGTAACAGCAAAAGGCTCGGCACTTGCCGCTGCTGATGTCATCGAAGCTCTGCAAATCCCCGCACAATCCATTGTGTTGGCTGCTGGCTTTGAGATTACATCTGCTGTGACAGGTAGCTGCACAGTGAGCTTGGGCGTTACTGGTGTAACCGCCGCCGCCTACGTCTCTGCCTTTGGTGTGACAGGTTCCCTCTCTGTTGGTGATTATGCAACACCAGCTACTGCGGGTTATCCTATCGTGACCAAAGCTGCTGACACGCTGGACTTGCTGCTTGTCACTGAGACTACAACTCTCAGCGCTGGCTCCATCCGTGTGTTTGCTGTCATCGTTGATGCAGCAGACAGAGTTGGCCCTGCCTCGGTAGATCGTGAACAGTTGGCTTAAGCGCTAACTACCTGAATAGGGGCAGCTTCCACAAGAGGTTGCCCCTTTCTTTTCTAAAGGACTAACATGGCTATTACTTCCGCAGTATGCACAAGCTTTAAGAAGGAGCTTCTTGAGCGAAAGCACGACTTCAATGCAACCTCTGGTCATACATTTAAGCTTGCTCTCTTCACTTCTGCTGCCACTCTAGGTGCTTCCACTACAGCCTACACCACCACTAACGAAGTTGTTGGTACAGGCTATACAGCCGGTGGAGTTACACTTACTAACATTGACCCCACTTCTAGTGGCACTACAGCATTTATTGACTTTGCAGATGCTACATTTTCTAGTGCAACTATCACTGCTGCTGGTGCTTTGATTTATAACACTACCACTGATGGTGGAACTGGAACGACTAACGCAGTTGCTGTAATTTCTTTTGGTGGTGATAAGACATCTACCAACGGCGACTTCGTTGTTCAATTCCCAACAGCAGACGCAACTAACGCAATTGTAAGAATTGCTTAAGGTGGTTCAATGGCTCTAGTCCTTGATGACCGCGTACAGGAGACCAGTACAACTACTGGCACTGGAACCTTAACGCTTGCCGGTGCTGTATCAGGCTATCAGTCATTCGCTGCTATTGGCAATGGCAACACAACTTACTACTGCGTCACTGACGGCACAAATTGGGAGACCGGACTAGGCACATACACCTCATCCGGTACAACGCTTGCAAGGACAACGGTTCTGGAGTCAAGCAATTCCAACAGCTTGGTCAACTTTCCAGCAGGAAGCAAAAACGTCTTTGTGACGTACCCAGCAAGCCAAGCAACGCTGCTTGATGCAGCCCAGACGTTGACAAACAAGACGCTGACAAGCCCTACCATAACAGGCGCTGTTGTGAGTTCAATGGCAAGCAGTGTCATTACGGCAGGAACTGTTGTTGCATCTACCAGCGGAACAAGCGTAGGATTCACCAATATTCCGAGCTGGGTAAAACGAATTACATTGCAATTGTATGCAGTATCAACAGATGGCACATCTGGAAATTTAACTGTGCAGTTTGGGACAGGAGGCACACCGACATACGTTACATCTGGATATAACGGTACGTCATCAATTATTAGGGGTTCAACATCAACTGTAAGCGCAGCCGCTATTAGTTCTGGGTTTGATTTGTTAAGGGGGTTGGCTAATACAGCATTTACATCTGGAGCATTTGTTTTTACTTTGGTGGATTCAGCAACAGATAAATGGATTTGTTCTGCGGTAATTGCAAGAAGCGATGAGGCAACTACAATTTTTACCGCAGGGTATATTGATTTGTCTAGTGCTTTAACCGCTGTTAGGCTGACAACTACTACCGGCGTTAATAGTTTTGACTCTGGTTCTTTGAACATCCTGTACGAGTAAGCCATGACTGCACCTACACGAATTGAAGTTAACGTCCAGACCGGCGAGGTCAGAGAGATTGAACTGCAAGGCGAAGAACTCGCTGCATACGAAGCTGCGTTGGCTGCCCAAGCTGAAGGCGGCGCTCCACCGGCTGACTAACCATGTTCGGTCTTGCGCCATTTGGTACACCATTCAGCGCAGTACCTGACAATACTAGCGTCCCAGCGGGGGATTATGAGTATGACGCTAAATATGGTGTAGGAAGATACGGTGACTCCCGATATGGGTTTACTGGTCTTAGTTATGTTCCTGACGGAGTATCAGCAACCAGTGCTGTAGGTAGCATAACTGTCTCTGCTGAGTCTGTCACTTCTCTTACGGGAGTGTCAGCTACAGCTAGTATAGGTAGTGTTGTTGTAGCAGCTAAAGCTGTTGCTGCTGTAACTGGTGTAGCTGCAACAGGCAGCGTTGGTAGCTTATCTGTAGCTGCTGCTGCAAATACTTCACTCACTGGAGTGGAAGCTACAGCCAGCGTAGGAAGCATCACTGTAGTTGCTAAAGCTGTCACTTCTCTTACGGGAGTGTCAGCTACAGCTAGTGTAGGAAGCATCACTATAGTTGCTAAAGCTGTCACTTCTCTTACGGGAGTGTCAGCTACAGCTAGTATAGGTAGTGTTGTTGTAGCAGCTAAAGCTGTTGCTGCTGTAACTGGTGTATCAACAACAGCCAGCGTAGGAAGTATTAATGTAGCAGCTAAAGCTGTTGTTCCAGTATCTGGTGTTGAGGCTACAGGAAATGTAGGAAGTACAACAATAGCTGCTGCGGCTGTTGCCGCTGTAACTGGTGTTGAAGCTACAGCATCTGTAGGAGAAGTAACTACAAGAACTATTAATAGAATTCCTGTAGATGGAGTAGAGGCTACAGCTAGTGTTGGCGATATAACAGTAGTAGCTAAAGCGCTTACTTTAGTAGATGGTATTGAAGCAACAGCCTCTATTGGATCTGTTGAGGTGGTGGCAAAAGCTGTTGCAGCAGTAACAGGAGTAGATGCTACAGCGAGTATTGGAAGTGTCAGTGTAGCAGTTGGTGTTGTTATACCGCTTGAAGGTGTATCTGGTATAACCCAGCTTGGTAGTGTTATAATAACTACTACATCATTTAATTATGCTGCTGTCGCTTCTCAGTATTTTAGAAACAGAACAGTATATGTTGAGAGACATACACTGAGTAAAGACAGGACAGTAATGGTGGCACAGGAGATTAGGAAAGTTTATGTTGAGGCTAGATCAACTACAGGAATGCGTACATCTCATGTGTCCTTGTTACCAAGAAAAGCATATATGTATAGAAAGACAACTTCTTCAGATAGAAGTGTGCTAGTAGCTTAAGGAAAAATAATGTCGTTTAGATGGCCTAATAAAGACCCAGATGAAATTCTTGACTTCAGTGTAGACTGGTCTAGATGGCTAGGCACTGCCACTATTAGTTCTGTCATTTGGCATGTGGACGATTCTTCAGGCGTTAAGACAGCCCTCACTGCTGGCAACACAGTGAATGGGATACAGAATGTAGCCCAGACAATTAGCGGAGATGTTGCCACCATCAATCTTGGACTAGGCACAAATAACACAGAATACAAATTTACTTGCCAGATCACTGACAATGTGGGAAATGTTGTAGAGCGTGTGATAAGACTCAGAGTTAAGGAACAATAATATGGCTTACAATTTTCTTGACCTAACTAACGAAGTAAACAGAAGCTTTAATGAGGTTGAGCTTACCTCTTCTAATTTCTCTACAGCCACAGGATTCTACGCTAAAGTTAAAGACTCAATCAACACAGCTATTCGTGATATCAATCACACCCACTATGAGTGGCCTTTCAATCATGTACTAGCAGAAGAAACCCTGTCTGCTGGAACAATCAGATACGCATATCCAACTGATGCAAATACACTTGACTATGATACTTTTAGAATTAAAGAAGATGCCACTCTTGGGAACAGGACAATTAAACTGTCTTCTATTTCATACGAAGATTATCTAGACCGATACATCGATCACGAATACACAACGGATACAAACAAAAGGACAGTGCCTACTTTTGTCTTTCAAACACCTAGCCTAGAATATGGTGTTGTTCCAGCGCCTGATCAAGCATATGAACTTTTGTATGAGTATTACAGAGTACCTGTTGATCTAGAAAGCTATGACGATGTTCCTGATATCCCTGAAAGATTCAGACATGTCATTGTAGATGGCGCTATGTTCTATGCCTACATGTTCAGAGGCAACGAACAATCTGCTAACATAGCCAAACAGAAATATGAAGAAGGCATAAAGCGTATGCGTAGCATGCTTGTCAATCGCTACAGTTATGTAAGATCGGGCATGATTATTCCTGCTAGTGGATCCATTAGATCCTTTGGGGACAGGGTTAAGTAACATGTCAGACGCTTGGAAGACTTATCCCTTTGAGTTTACTGGTGGACTCGTATCTAATCTTTCGCCATTACAACACGGTGTTAGGCTCCCCGGTAGCGCCCGCATTCTTAAAAACCTTGAGCCTTCTATTAATGGTGGGTACAGAAGAATAGAGGGATATACTAAGCTCTCCAACAGCTTTGTTCCTGCCTATGACGAACCTCTAGTACACGGAAGCGCTCAAACAGGAACTACATTAGTAATTGCCAACATCTATAGCACTCCAGTAGAAGGGGGAACCTTTACTATTGCTGGAGTGGCTGGCACATATACCATCGCAACAGGTGGAGTATCTTATGATAGCAGTTATAAGAGAGCGACACTCACCCTAACAACTTCCCTTGCATCTAGTCCCGCTGATAAAGCCGCCATCACATTCACCTCCCATGTAGGGACGGTATTGGGGGTGGCCTATTGGAGCAGCAGAGCTATTGCTTGCAGGAACGGAAGTATATATTCCTCCACAGGAAGTGCTTGGACTAAAATTAGCAAGCCTTCCTATGGAACAGTGCTAGTTAATGGAGCAGGACAGACAGGAGCTTCCATTGCCCTAGATGGATTAACTGTTGCCCCTAGGATTGGTGACACCTTCAGTGTTGCTGGTATAGAGAAAGTTTATACTGTAACGGCTAACGCTACACTAGTAAGTGGTGGAGCCACTGTAGCTATAAATCCCAACCTAGCTTCCAGCCCCGCTGATAATGCAGCAGTTACTTGGCTGTCCTTGGACAGAAGCAGCGCACTAAAAACAAGATTTGCTAAATACAGAATTGGATCTGTAGAAAAGATTGCTGGGGTTGATGGCTACAATTATCCATTCATCTATGATGGTACAACTTTTTCTGAAGTAACTGGAACTACAGATGTTGAAGGGGCTGAGTTTGTTGTCTTTCATAAGAATCAATTATTCTTTGCTGTTGGACACAACTTAATATTCACTGCTCCTTATACCGACACAGACCTTACGGCTGTAAATGGTTCAGGTATTATTTCTGTAGGGGCTAAAATAACTGGATTGGTTGTCTTTAGAGACATTTTAGTTATATTTACTGAAAGAACAATTAGCCAGCTAACAGGCAATACAATTTCTGATTTTGTTCTACAGCCAGTGACAAGAAATGTTGGCTGCATATCCCCAGACACTATTCAAGAGATTGGTGGAGATTTGATTTTCTTAGGGCCAGAAGGATTAAGACTTTTTGGTTTGACAGACAGAGTAGGCGATTTCAATATAGGGCTGGTGTCTAAGCCGATACAGAAAGAGATGACCGATTTCATTTCATCTTGTACCAGTTTCTCTAGTGTAGTTATTAAACAGAAGTCTCAATACAGGCTTTTGGGATTTAACACAAACACTAAAGCTGCTAGTTCTAGAGGAATCTTAGGTACGCAGATGACTATTGATAACACTAGTAATATTGCTTGGGCAGAGCTTACTGGATTCAAAGCCTATGTAGCCGACTCTTATTATGACAATAAAATAGAAACTGTTTTATTTGCTAACACAGACGGATATGTTTACCAGATGGAAAGTGGAAACAGTCTAGACGGTTCTAACATCGTTGCTTCTTTCGCCACTCCTTTTGTGTTCATGGAAGACGCAAGAATCAGAAAGACAATGTATAAGCTTTTCCTATACACAGACCCACAGGGAAGTGTGGCAGTGGATATCAATTTAAAATTTGATTTTGATACCCTTGGAAGTGTTCAGCCTAATCCAATTACACTGAGTAATGTTACATCTTCTGTAGGATTTTATGGTTCAAGTGTAGCAAAATATGGTACAACTACATATGGTACTAAACTGAAGAAACTTTTTGAGACACAGGTAATAGGATCGGGATTCTCTGTATCTCTGCAATTCACATCAGAAAGCACAGATCCTCCTTTCTCTTTGGATGCTGCTACATTAGAGTATTCAACACACGATAGACGTTAAGGAAAAACTATGACAGGTTACGCAAGAGTAGACTCAGTTAACAATATTGCTGATGGTAACATTATCAATGCATCAGATTTGGATGGAGAGTTTGATGGAGTAGCTGCTGCCTTTAATAGCAGCACTGGACATGTCCACGATGGCAGTGCAGCCAATGGCGCTCCTATTACTAAAGTGGGGCCGACACAGGATGTAGTTGTTTCTGCAACAACGATGTTGCCCAAGACCACTGCCACTGTTGACATTGGTAGCAGCAGTCTTAAGTTTAAAGATTTCTATTTCAGCGGTGCTGGTAGCATCACTGGAACCATCACTGCTGGTGGGTTCTCTGGCCCTATCAACGGAACTGTTGGAGCAACGACAGCAAGCACAGGTGCGTTCACTACACTGAGCGCTAGTTCCACTGTGAGTGGTGCGGGCTTCAGCACCTACTTGGCTTCCCCACCTGCTATTGGTGGAACTGCTGCCGCTGCGGGTACTTTCACCACTCTCTCCATTACAGGCAACACCACCATTGGTGATGCTGCTACAGATACTATTACAGTGAATGGTCAGTTTGTCACAGGCACTGTATTCAGATCAGCACAAGCAGCAACCAATACGCTGAACTTCGCTGCCTATGATGTGGATGGTGTTGCATACACTAACCTGATTACACTAACAGCAAGTAATACTCCTACGCTTACACTAACCTCCACAGGTGTTGGCACTATCAACAATATGTCTGTTGGTGCAACAACAGCAAGCACAGGTGCTTTCACAACATTGAGCGCTAGCTCGACTGTCAGCGGTACTGGCTTCAGCACCTATTTAGCGAGTCCTCCAGCAATTGGTGGAACAGCCGCTGCTGCTGGTTCGTTCACAACACTGAGCGCTAGCAGCACTGTTAGCGGAACAGGCTTCAGCACCTATTTAGCTTCACCTCCAGCAATCGGTGGAACGGCTGCTGCGGCGGGCACGTTTACTACGTTGACCAGTACGGGCAACACAACCATTGGTGATGCGGATACTGACACGATTACTCAAGCAGCTTCGTATGTAACGGGTACTCAGTTGAAATCTGCAAAGGCTGCGACCAACACACTGAACCTTGCGGCCTACGATGTGGACGGCACAGCTTATACAAATCTGGTCACGCTTACCGCCAGCAATACCCCCACACTTACGCTGACTTCAACAGGTGTAGGTTCTATCGACAATATGACTGTTGGCGCAACAACAGCAAGTACGGGCGCTTTCACCACATTCAGCGCTAATGGCACTGCTACGTTTAGTGGCAACGTGTCAATGACCAGTTCGTCGTTTACCCGCACAGCCACAACTCAAGCGTGGTTAGATGGCTCAATGACCACTGCCACATGGATAGTCGGTGGAACTACACAAACTGGCGCTATTACGTTGGGCCGGTCTACCGGAGCGCAGACGCTTAACATTGCAACAGGCGCAACCACTGCTTCTACAACCAAAGCCATCAATATTGGAACCGCAGGTGTAAGCACTTCCGTTACAAACATAACGTCAGGCTCATCGGTAGCAGGTGCGTTGGTTACCCACACATGGAATGCTGGCGCTAACAACATGACGCTGGATTCCAGTGGCAACTTAGGGATTGGTAATACCGCTGCAAACGTCAACGACCAAGTTGGGGCTGTTCGTCCCTTGCTTGTCTCAAAGTCGGATTCGGCAACGACCATTGCTGGTAGCCAAGCCGCGATTGTCATCGGTAACAGCGACACCACAACAAACAACACCTCGCAGCTTTCATTCGCAGCAATTACTGGCGCAAACTCCACTTTCTATACTTCTGCTGCAATTAACTGTATTTTTGGCGCAAGAACAAATGGGCAATATCCAACGGGTCAGTTAGTATTTTCTACGTCCACCACATTAAACACTGCGCCAACAGAGAAGATGCGTATTGACTCCAGCGGCAACGTGGGGATTGGTACT